GGATTGCACTTACTCAAGACCAATAGTTGTAACCTAGTTTTGGCCAATGATACCAAGACTCGTATGAACATGATCATCACGCCAGAGCAAGCTCGCTATTTTGTAACCGACAAAAGGGAAACGGCATTGTCGGGCTTGGTGGAGATGACGCTATCTCGTGCTAAAGGTACGTTTACCCACTCTACAGTGGTTCCAGGTGACTCAGTTCCTTGGAAATCCGACATGATACCTGATTCTTTGAGGAAAGTCGTTGACCATTGCATCAAGGCTGGCGCCTACAAACCATTCAATGGATCAACTGTAGGTCACTTCGCAACCAAGGTTAGTGCCACTTCTTTTGTCACCTCTAAACGCAAAGTTAACTTTAATGAGCTTGACAAGGTAGGTATGGTTTTGTGTCAATCAGAGGGTCCAAATGAGGTAATTTCCTTTGGTGCCAAGCCTTCCGTAGGGGGTCAGTCACAGAGGATCATCTTCAAGGATCACCCTGAATCTGACTGCATTGTACACTTTCACTGTCCTCCCAAGCCACAATCTAAGGTTTCAATTAGAAGTCAGTTCTTTCACGAGTGTGGGAGTCATGAGTGTGGTAAGAACACCAGCGACGGTCTAAAAATTGAGGAACCGGGCATCAAATGCGTCTATTTAGACAATCATGGTCCCAACATCGTTTTCAATCATGGAATCGATCCTCAGAAGGTCATTAACTTCATTGACAAGAATTTTGATCTTTCTAAGTCTACAGACGGTTTAAATCGCCAAACTATGCTAATAGAGTGACAAGTAAATATGGGAACCAAATTAGAAATTGAAAGGAAGTTTTTGGTCAGATTTCCTTCCTCCTGGTCAGATTTAGCAGAACTTTTTGATGGCATCGTGGATGTAAAACGCATCAATCAAACCTACTTAACTCCTCGAAAGGGAGAGCCAGCCGCTAGAATCAGAAAAACAGTTGAGGGACTAAGTGGCGACACCGATACTGTCTATCACTTCAATCAGAAAAAGCCAACTGGTGACACTGGCGTCCACGAAGAGACTGAGCATGAGATTACCGAAAAGGAATATCAAAAGTCTCTGAAAAATGCAAATCCAGATAAATGTGCCGTGGAAAAAACCAGATTCGTTTTCAAATGGCATGACCAAGTTTTTGAATTGGATTTGTTCAAGGGTCATCTCAAAGGACTGGCTATCTTAGAAATTGAGCTTGATGACAAAGACGGCAAAGTGGAGTTGCCACCGTTTCTTAAGATGATTAAAGATGTGACCGGTGACAAACGTTTCACAAACTTTGCCTTGGCTGACAAGAAACTTAAAAATGGAAAAGTTTAATATTCATTCTGATATTCGTAAATTTTGGGAAGACCAGGGATATGGTGTCAAGACTTCCGATATGATTCATTTCGATGTTGATGGCGGCAATCCTGATGACTGGTCCAATCAATTATTTTACGCCTGGACAGATGAGACTCACTATTTTTTGATAGCTGATATCAACTCTAAGAAAAGTTATTATTTCTTTGAGTGGAGCAGGTACTCTGAAGAAGAGATGTTAAAATTAATTAAATCAAGGCAATAATACGATATATACATACGCTAGGTCGTGGACCCCAAAACGGTCTTGGGCACTGTCTGCAAAACAGTTGGTTGTCAGTTCGAATCTGACCCACGACTCCAATGAACAAGCTGAATCTGACTTTAGGATATGTACCAGGATTGCACAAGAATGGTGCAAATACTTCTTACGGAACGATTAGTAAGTTCTAAATCACGGAGATTTGCGTGAGTGGTTTAAACGGCAACCCTGGAAAGGTTGTGGGCTCGCAAGGGTTCCGAGGGTTCGAATCCCTCAGTCTCCTCCATAACCAAAAGGTGCAATATGTGTCTTCTATGCTTGAAAGATTTTGAGTTCGAATTCGAAGCCGAACCAACTATCGAGAGAAAAAAGAAGAGACTTTTACACATCAAATCTCTTTTGGCATTAGCTCTAGAAATAGAAGATGTGTGTGAAGATGAAGTTCTTCTTCTAAAAGAAGAACAATACCTTCTAAGTAGAGAGTTCTAAAGTACGGAACAGTGGCCGAGTGGATTAAGGCGCTGGTCTTGAAAATCAGTGAGGGTTAACAGCCCTCCGTGGGTTCGAATCCTACCTGTTCCGCCAATCAATTAATTAGGTAAGACATTATGGAAAATCCTGCAACTTGGACTCCACTTCATTGGGAAATTCACAACGCATTTTATCACACCATAGATGGTGCAACATCAATCCTTAAGGTATTGCATGCCCATAACTATCGAGTAACTCTTGATCAAGTTCAAGCAGTTATCAATCGACACAATGAAAATGAACAACTTCAAATTGCTGGATTGTCTCTGCCATCCATGATCGTTAACGCTTTAGCACAGATAGAGGGCTAATGAAACGTATAGGTGTTGCTGGCCTTATCAAAAGTGATAGGTACGATATTCTTTTAGGTCGTCGTGGCAAAGATCCTAACCGTGGCATGTATGTCATGCCTGGTGGTGGGGTCAATGATGGTGAATCGCTAGAAGAGGCTTTTAGGCGAGAAATATTGGAAGAAACAGGGCTGGAGGTTGAGTCAACAGTTGGATATTCACGCTGGGAACTTCCGCATCTAATTGAGCTACCCGATCGTATTATACTGGTAGCTCAAGCATCAGTTAAAGGTGATACTACTCCAAAGAGTGGAAGCGATCTCTATGATGTGGCTTGGTTTGATTACTTCAATTTGCCGCATGATATATCTCCCGTAATCGCACCGACCCTAGCCATGTATGGTTACCGCCCAGGGAAGAGACATGAATAATATCGTCATTTTTGCTCTTTATTTGCCATCTTTAGACAAGAAATTTGTTTTAGATGAAATAGCAGATTACTTTTGTAAGTACTGCCCCAATGCCAAAATTTATGTTGGTATTCAGGGAAATAGTATTCCAGAAGCAGAAGATTTGCTTGATGGCATGAAAGATCGTCTTTCTATCAAATATAAGAGAGTTATACCATCGATGGTTATTAACTCAGATGCGTCTGCTTTCTTGGCGGGACTCGAAGCTTATAAAAATGATGGTTGTCCTGAAAACGATCTTTGTTATTTCGTTCACTCAAAAGGAATAACATCAAACAATGATCCTCTTCGTAAAGAGATGTATGATTTATTGTTCTCAGATTTGGGAGTAAAGGCTTTTGACGACCCTCAAGTAGGCTCCTATGGTCCCTATATTACATTTACGGATGTATTGATCGATATCAAAAAACTTCAATGCATGGGTATTTTTAATGCCAATTTGAAATATAAGCCAATGCATTATTACTACATAAATACTTTTTTCATTGTGCGCGGCTCAATAGTTAAAAGCTTCATGGAAACAGTATCTGAGAAGTTATTTACGACTCCAATTCATTTGTATTCAGATCGTTGGCTCTTTGAAAGAGACTTTTCGCACATAGCGGATATGATGGGGTACTTGCCCTCGTATCAAATGTACCATGGAAACTATTCTACAAACTATAAAACTCCAACAAGAGACGATTTTGATAAGAAATTATCACTCTTCAAAAAGGTAAACGGATTATGAACAAGATTGCTACATTAGTTGGCTGTGCTATTGGTGATGCCCTAGGTAATCCTTTTGAAATGAAACCTGCCATCAGCCCTTTACTCAAACAGTGGGATGGTCAGTTCAAAGAGGGAGGAACCTTCTGGAAAGGTCAGCCAGGTCAATACACAGACGATACTCTAATGAGCATTGCTCTCTCAGCCTCTTTAATAGAGAAGGCCGGATTTGACCCAGAAGATGTCTCTATGAAGTACTTAGCCTGGATGGAATCGGGTAATACCCGTGGTATTGGCGGAACTACCGCCGCAGCTTTAACTAACATCAAGTTTGGTGCTACCTATCTTGAGAGTGGTCTTAAGCTCAATCCAGACGGTTTACCAGTTGGTGGTAATGGTACGGCCATGAGAGCGTCACCTATTGGGTTATACTACCGCAGTGACTTCGTTAAGTTGATGGAATGTGCTATGATGGATGCCACTATCACCCATAACTCTCATGAGCCTAAGATGGGTTCAGTGGCGGTTGCATTGGCAACGGGCTTCTTAGCCAACGGAACTCATTCTAATGTTGGTGTTCTAGCTGAAGTTAGAGACATCATTTCTGATTCTATAGTGAAAGATAAGCTGACTCTGGCTGAAAAATTATGGGAGGACAATCTAGACCCGGTGCAGGCCCTTGCGCAGATCGGGACGGCTGGTTATGTTCCCGAAACTGTTGGGGCAGCTTTCTATTGTTTGGTTGCCACCAATAATTTCAAGGATGCTGTAGTGATGGCTGTTAAAGGTGGTGGTGATACTGATACTACTGCTGCAATAGTTGGAGCTATGGCAGGAACTTATTATGGCCTTGAAGGAATTCCATCTGAATATAAAGATCAAGTCGAAAACTTCCAATTATTGCAAGATTTGACTGATGAACTTGCTAATAACGGGATATAATATATACGATACGGAAGGTTGGCCGAGAGGCTGATGGCGCTTGTTTGCTAAACAAGAGATCCTGTAAAAGGGGTCCACAGGTTCGAATCCTGTACCTTCCGCCAGGAATAGTGCGAGAGAGGATTATTCGGTCTGTCTCGAAAACAGATGATCCTTAATTGGGTCCAAAGGTTCGAATCCTTTCTATTCCGCCATACAGGAGTATCGTACAACGGCTAGTACGCGGGCCTCCAAAACCCGTTATCTCGGTTCGAATCCGAGTGCTCCTGCCACTGTAAAAGTAATCATAGTCAGGCGACTATGCCGCCCGAGCAGGGTTTGGGTGTCTGATAAGGACATGAGGTTCGAGTCCTCTGCATTTACAGGTTTCACGGCAGTATCGTCTAATGGTAAGACAGTCGCCTCCAAAACGACTTATGTGGGTTCGATTCCTACTGCTGTCGCCAATTTATTCATTCATTATTCACGGAGATTTATTATGGATTTCAATGAAGGCATGAGCCAGCTTAGCCAAATGTGTAAAGGCAAAGATTGGTTCTATGATATTGGTACGGACTCTTATGGCCGGTATGTTGTGTACGTCAAGTTCATGAGTCTTGAGGTTCTCAAGAGCGTTCCTGATACTATGGCGGGTAAGCAGGTCATGGTTCATTTTGCTGGAAGTAAAACGGCAAACAAGGAAAAGTTTGTCAATCAACTCCAGACGGGAGTCTCAGTTGCAATGCCTGTGGTAGCGCCACCTGCTTTGCCACTTGACATTGTGGAAGAGGCCGTTGGCCCCGACCCCGATGAACAAAGCATGAGACACTTGCAAAATGAGCTGGACAGACTGGAAAAGATCTGTGGTAGCTATACACTTCAGGATATTTTCTATGAAGTGCAAGATGGTAAGAACGCAGTAACTAACATGTCAGCTCGTTATACTGATGTCCGTAAGTCGATGGAAAAACTTTTGGACCAATACGGCTTCGATATTATCTATGAAGAGTTGGACGGATGAGTTCAGAGAAAAAAGCAATCAGAAAAGCCTTTAGAGACGCTGTTTATAAGCGAGACGGCTATAGGTGTGCCATGTGCGGCATGAAATCTTCCAAGGAACAAGCCCAGGAAGAATTGGACGCTCACCACATCACTGATCGCAATCTTCTCCCAAATGGCGGTTATGTAAGGGAAAACGGCATTTCTTTGTGTCCGACATGCCACGAGAAAGCCGAAGTTTTCCATTCCACAGGTATAGCAGCAGAAGGATATTCTCCAGAGGATTTATACAAAAAGATTAATTCGGATTTACAAAAAGCTATTGAGGCTAGTGAGAAATTGAGTTCTTGATATATGCTATAATGAGGTTCTTCTTCTAATAAGAAGGCATATACTCATTAGCTACAAGCATATAGGAGGTGCTCCGATTCACTAAATTCACTTAACGCTTTAACTTTTTGTAATATGGAGTTGTCATCATGACTCTTACCGAATTTGAAACAATCGCATTAACAACAGTAAACTCTGACCAACAGGATGACGAATTTAGCATCCCAATCGATATCTCTGATATCATCAGCATCTGCAAAGATTTTAATAATTTAGGCTGGAAGATTCAGAATCAGATAGAAAATATACTAGAAGTTGGTGTTGAAGAATCCATTAGAAGCGGATTTGTGAAACAGGAATCGTTGCCCCACATTAAGTATTTTTTGTATAAAATCTGCAAAAATGCTTACTTTGGTGACGCCGTAAGTCAAGCTCAAGACTGTATTAAACTCATTCATCAATATGAGGACAAGTACAAAGTATCGTACGCCTCCACAGCAAGTTAAGATTTAGCATGGATACAACATTAGATAAAGAAGAGAACGCTAAAAACATTTATGTTATTAGACGTAAGCTGGCCTCTATTCAAAGAGTGCCTGGTCGCTCTCATTATGAGTTTGATGTAGGTAATTTTACCGTGTTTATCTACACTTCTGGCGTTCAAGATATCAAACCAGAGGGTCCTCACAAGTACCTAACGGACTACAAAGTTGTAGATGTTGTACTCAATGAGTCCACTAAAAAAGGTTCAACGTCCAGCATCTCATTAATTGAGGATGCTCGTTTCAAAAATTACGAACCTATCAGGTATAACACGACCACCACTCCAAATGGAGTAATTAATTTGAGTGATGGGCGAAATATGCCAATGTTACAGCTATGCGAACTGATTCGTTACCTTTATCGTTTGAGTAATTTGACTGCATTTATTTAAAGAGGTTGTCATGGATATCTTTTCCGCGCAGAATATGAGGCTTCTCATCAAGGATTACGGCGCCAGTGAAGTCTTGAAGGAGATGATTAAGGCACTAAAGGATTGTGCTGACGATTATTCAGACTTGGGCCTCAAGGACAAGGCAATTGAGGCGTCTGAAATGTCAGAAATGCTAGAAGGTGCATTAACTACTTACACAATCGAGGAATGATATAGCATATTTATATGCTGGCCATTCTCCTCACTGCTCTGATTACCTTCTTCGTATCAACCTTGTTCGGTTATGTCGTCCATCGATCCTTGCACCAGACTTGGACCGGACGACTTAACCGGGCTCATATGACTCATCACTTAAAACTGTATCCTCCAACCGATTATCTATCGGATACCTACAGGTATGCTGGCAAGGATAATACCTTCAGAATTTTTGCTATATTTGCAATTCCGATAGTTGCAACGCCAATTGTATTAGGAATACTAGGAATATTGCCTTTAGCCTTAGTCATAACTGCTTTATTGATGATGGGGTTAATGACTTTCCTTCATGACTATTTACATGATGCTTTTCATATTAAGAACCACTTTTTGACGCGTATTCCTGGGGTCAGGGTTATATTTTCTCACTGGGGTGACTTGCATTATCTGCATCATGTAGATATGCAAAAGAATTTTGGGATCTTCACGTTTCATTGGGATCGCATATTCAGAACTTTTTGGAAGGTATAAACATGGCAACTTGGATTGTTCCAGACTTGTGTATTAACTGCGGGGCTTGTGAGCCAGAATGTCCAAACAACGCCATTTCTGATGGCTCAGCCGTTGGTTCAGAGGTCTATTACATAGATCCTAACCTTTGCAATGAGTGTGTTGGGTTCTATGATAGAGAGTCTTGTCAAGTAGTTTGTCCCGTTGAGTGCTGCCTCCCCGACCCCAAACACCTGGAAGACGAAGCTACCTTAGTCCATCGTGCACTTCAGATTCATCCAAATGACGATTCGCTCAAAAAGAGAATTGAATCAGGTAACTTCCCTTCTTTGAAGCGAAAAGATACCTAACACCTATTGTATCATCAAAATTAGATTTCATATTTAGGGACGCCCTTGACAGGAGGCGTTCCGTGATTAGATTGGAAGTAAGAGGTAATTCTCTACATGAAAGACATTGATCCGTATAAGACCCTTGAAGTAAACAACAGGGCAAGTTCTGTTGTCATTAAAGCAGCTTATCAAGCCCTCATTAAACAATTCCATCCAGATCATGGTGGAAGTGAGGCTAAAGCTAAAGAGATTAATGCAGCATACGAAATTCTTTCTGATCCAACCAAAAGAAAGAAGTACGATCGTGAGTCCCAGGATAAGACTGGTACCATCATTGGCAACTATCGAGTTCTCGAATCGATTGCCGAAGGTGGTTTTGGTAGCACCTACAAAGGTGAACACATCATTACCAAAGACCCAGTATGTATCAAGCATTGTTCCATGGTTTCAGCCGCCCATGATGCAATTTTGATCCAAGAAACCAAATCCATTTGGGATTTGCGCCACTATGCTTTGCCTGTCATGCGTGACTTGCAACGATTGGATGATGGCTCTTTGGCTCTTGTTATGAGCTACATTCCAGGTTATACCTTGGAAAAGATTGTAGAGAAGGCTGGTAGAATTGAGCCTGAGACTACGGCCTGGATTACGGAGCGTATCCTCAATGGTCTTCTATATTTGCATCATCATGGCGTAATCCACGGTGATATTAAGCCCCAGAATGTTATCATTCAACCAAGTACTCATTCAGTGGTGTTGGTTGACTTCGGTCTTGCCATGGTCAAGCCTGGGAGTTCAGCCAAGTCTATCGGCTATACGCCAGTCTTTGCATCTCCCGAACAGATTAAGGGAAAGGTTCTATTGCCAGCTTCCGATTATTATAGTGTAGGCATGTTAATGGTCTATGCTTTGAATGGCGGCAAGCGGATGGATAAGAAACAGGTGCCAGCAGCGGTACCCGATCCAATGGTGGACTTCATTGCCAAGCTCACTAAGGAAGATATTTTATCTCGTCCACAGGGAGATTTATTTGATGATTTTGTAAAGGTTCGTCGAGATTCATTCGGTCGAACCAGATCCGGAATGAGTAACATCCCAGGATTCAATAGTTAAGGAAAGCATGTCTACGCATTATCTTATCTTAGATGAAGAAAAATTAGATGTCAATATTCGAAATAACAAGACTACTTTTGAAGAAGTAGTTTCTCATTATATTGAAGAAGGATGGCATCCCATTGGTGGCGGAATTCGTACCAATGGTTTGGATAGATTCGGATACCGTGCGTGGAATTGGGCTCACTTGTATAGATAGGAGAAAGAATATGTCAGAAACAGCAGATTATAGTCCGGGAGATTGGAAAGGTTATGACTTCGATGCGGCTCGTAAAACTTACGATAAGCATGTAGGTCGAGCATATGATGCGGCTCAAGCAGCCAACAAAAAAGCCAAGGATATGGCTCCCAAGAAACTCAAGACTGACGCCAAGACACCAATTGTTATTTTGTGCGATGTAACTGGTTCAATGGGCGATTGGCCGGCAACTATCTTCTCCAAACTTCCTTATCTCGACAATGAGGCCAAGGAATACTTTGGAGATGATTATGAGATCAGTTTTGCTGCTACTACTGACGAAGATGACAGCTATCCATTGCAGGTTAGAGAGTTCGTCAAAGGCCGCAAGATGGAAGAAGAACTCAAGCAGTTCATTGTTGGCGGTGGCTCTGGACCGGTAGAAGTTCATGAAGCCTACGAACTATCAGCCTTATATTACGCTCGTAATGTCGAGATGCCCAAAGCTAACAAGCCACTTTTGATTTACATCTGTGACGAGCACTTCCATGATCATGTCAATCTAGAGCTAGCCAAGAAGGTTGCTCACGTTGATGTGGATGACAAGCTTTCTAGCAAGAAAGTTTTCGAAGAACTCAAAGAGAAGTTTTCTGTCTATGCCATTCGTAAGAGCTATAGTGGCAGGGATAGAGAAATTACCCACCAGTGGGCATCCGTTTTGGGCGAGGATCATATGGCCGAGTTACCAAGTGCCGACCGAGTGGTGGACGTTATCTTTGGTATTTTTGCCAAAGAGACTGGCAAGATCGATTATTTCAAAGATGAGATTGAAGATAGACAACGACCTGACCAGGTTGATACTGTTTACAAGTCTCTGAAAACCATTCATGCCCTGCCTGCTGAAGTTAAGGATAGTGGCGGTAAGTCTGTGCTACATACCCACATGAAGGGTAATAAAACCAAACGTTTGCTCCCATAAAGGAGAAAGCCTATGACTGAGCTTGATAAAAAGGTTGATGAACTCTTGGTCACTATGTGTCCAAGTTTCACTCACTTCAATCGTTTTGCTCATGATGATAGAGTAAGTGGCATTCGTTTCAACAGTGCAATGATTACTCTAGACGAATTAGACAGGGAACTTGATCTGTTGGCAAAAAATCCACCAGATGTTCCTGTCTACTATGATGTTAAGAGCCGACAGATGAGAATCATTGAGGTGGGAACTCAGGACGGCAATCTGGTGTTGACACTCAACCACCCCATTGCTGTAGATACTCCATGTGTTGTGCTTTTCAAAGCAGGTGCAGATGTGGCTTTACTGAACCGTATTGAGAACGGTAACCGCTTGGTTTTCAAGGGTGGCCCCACATATAAACTTGTTCCAGGTGAATCCTTACACATTAGGGATAAGAGCTTTAGAAATCTTCGTGGAGAGACCCGTGAGGACAACGTCTTTACGCCACTGGAACAAAAGAAGATTGAGAAAGTCAAGGCGGCTGGTTTCAATAAATTCTTTCTCTCTTATGTAGAGAAGCAATCAGACGTAGATATCTTCCAAGAAATGGTTGGCAAGGATGCAGAAATCTGGTTAAAGATTGAAAGCATTCCTGGAATGCAATACGTTCAAGAGCATTTCAAAAAGAGGGATAATTTGGTATTGGTAGCAGCTCGTGGAGACTTATTTGTGGAGCTTGAGCAGCCCCACCATATGATTGAGGCGTTACGCCAAATTATACAAAAAGATCCAGAAGCCTGTGTTGGTTCACGCCTTCTTCTATCTGTTATAGATAGCCCTGTGCCATCTTGCTCAGATCTATTAGAGATCTCATGGTTGCACGATGTCGGGTATCGTCGCATGATGTTGTGTGACGAAATCTGTCTGAAGGAGAACCTTTTAGCAAGCGCCGTGGCCGTATTCGACGGCATCAAGCGCGATTTGTGAGTTAGTTATGAAAACAGTTAGCATTGAGAGATATCGTAATATAGGAATCATGGCGCACATTGACGCCGGTAAGACCACTGTATCCGAGCGTATTCTCTTCTATGCTGGTCGCATCCACGTCATGGGTGAAGTCCATGACGGGGATACCATTATGGATGATGACCCCCGCGAACGCGCTCGTGGTATAACTATCAACTCAGCCGCCACTACTGTCTATTGGCCACCTGAATCCGTTAGCCTTAATACTCATCGTATTAATCTAATCGATACTCCTGGTCACATTGACTTCACTGTAGAAGTGGAAAGGTCTCTTCGTGTCCTAGACGGAGCTGTCTGCGTATTGGACGGTTCCCAAGGCGTAGAACCTCAGACTGAACAGGTATGGCGTCAAGCCGATCGTTATAATGTAGCCCGCATCTGCTTCATCAACAAGATGGATAAGGCTGGCGCTAACTTCCAAATGTCATTGGACTCTATCAAAGAGAAACTGGGTGTCCACGCTGTTCCCATTCAATTGCCATTGGGCGAAGAGGAACAGTTCAAAGGTATTATTGATCTCATCAATATGAGGCTCATTACTTTTGATGACACTTCAAAGGGTAAAAAGTTCAATCTAACTTCAATTCCCGAAGACATGTTGGCCACGGCCCAAAAGGCTCGTGACAATATGATTGAAGCCCTAGCAGATGTTAGTGATGCTATCCTAGAGAAATTCCTGGCTGGTGATCTGTCCAAAGTCTCGATTGATGAGATTCAGGCAGCTCTCCGTAAGGGAACCATCTCGCGCACTCTGTTCCCTGTTCTTTGTGGCTCTGCCCTTAAGAACAAGGGAGTTCAGATGCTCTTGGATGCAGTACTGGCTTATCTACCAGCTCCAACTGACTTGCCTGCTGTTACTGGTGTTCATCCTCGTGATGGCAATGCGCTTACTCGTAAGCTGCAAGATGATGAACCCTTGTCGGCTTTAGCCTTCAAGATTGTCAGCGAGAAGACTGGTAACCTAACTTTCATTCGAGTTTACTCAGGCGTTCTCCGTTCTGGTAGTTACGTGTACAATGCTACACGTGATGAAACAGAACGAGTCTCTAGACTTATGCTTATGCATGCTGGAGACAGGGAGAACATTGATGTAGCCACTGCTGGCACTATTGTGGCAGCTATGGGCTTGAAGTCCAGCTACACTGGAGACTCACTTTGTGATCAAAAGAACCCCATTCTTCTAGAAAAGATGGAGTTTCCCGATCCTGTTGTGGAACTTTCAGTGGAGCCCAAGACTCAAGAAGACTTGGACAAGTTGGCCATTGGTCTACAGAAAATGCTGCTTGAAGACCCGTCTCTCAAGTCCTACACTGATCCAGACACCTCTCAAACTATTTTGAAGGGTATGGGTGAGTTACATCTTGAGATCGTTGTTGACAAGCTTCGTACCAACCACAACGTCAATGTTAACACTGGTCAGCCTCGCGTGTCTTATCGTGAGACTATTACCAAGGTTGGCTTTGGAAATCATAAGCACCAAGCCCAAAATGGTGGTAAAGGTGTCTATGGTCACGTGGTCTTGGATGTCAAACCAGGCGAAAGAGGTTCTGGCTTTGTCTTCAAGTCTGAAGTGGTTGGTGGTTCTATTCCAAAGGAATTCATCTCCTCTGTTGAAAAAGGTATCAAAAATACCATGCAACGAGGAGTTATTTCCGGCAACCCAATGGTTGATGTGGAAGTAACTGTCACTGATGGTAGCACACATTCAGTTGATGGATGCGCTTTGGGATTTGAATTGGCAGGCTCTAAAGCCTTCCAAGAAGCCGTCAAGGCAGCCAAGCCAGTTATCTTAGAACCTCTCATGGCAGTAGAGGTAGTGACTCCGGAAGATTATTTGGGACCAATTATTGGCACCATTAGTGCTCGTAGCGGTCAACTTCGCAATCAATCTTCACGAGGTAATGCTCGTGTGGTTGAGGCATTGGTGCCGTTGCGCAATCTCTTTGGATTTACCACAGAGCTTCGAGGACAATCGCAAGGTCGTGCTCAAGGCTCTATGAAGTTTTCTCATTATGAGATTAGTTCTCTTAAGCCAGAGGAAATTAAAGATTGAATAGGGGGTCGGTTTATACCGACCCTTTATTTTTGAAGGCTGTAATATGAAAGAATTTTTAGATACTTTATACAAAGCTTGTGTTGCTCCCAATGACGATAGCATGGGCTTAATTTTCGATGTTCTTCCTAAATTAGGTGGTCAGAGGAAGTTTGATGTTATGAATCAACTTTTAGTTGATATTGACATTAGTAGGCTAGACACTTCTGCCATGTATGGAATAGTTCATTGTATCAGCCATTACATTAATCAGCTGCCACAATATAGGACTTTTTATCAAAATGTAAGGGAAGAATTTGCTCGTCGTGGTGAACCATCTGCTCGGATTAAGGATCTCTTTGATCGGTACGAGAATGGTTGGAGAGGTGATTTGTATGATCCCAACAAGCCACCTTATAAGTCGCCTGATGAAAAATTTGAAGAGACTTTGGAAGCTAAGATTGCTTGGGCCCAAGAGATAGGCGACAAGGACTTGGTTGATATGCTGACCTACTATCGCTCATATAGGTTAGGCTCTCAGGAACGTGACCGAAAGTTCCAGAAGATGAGAATGGATATGGGCGATGAAGAATTGCGTAAGCGAACCGTTGAATCTCTCAGAGAGGTCGCAGACAAATTAGATAAAAGTGCTGGCAGTTGGCCAGGTATTTACTATTGTGATTTGCCAGAAGATCCACTCATGAAAAACACTTTCATCGATGGTATCACCGTTGTAATCTCTTACCCTTGGCCAGGATAATGAACAATAGCTCTGCCCTTCTAATTTTGTGTGTTTTCATTTGGGGACTGACAACTTTCATGCAAAAGCTGTCAGCTGATAAGATGTCCCCAATGCTCATGCAAATTATTATTGGCATTGCCTTCTTTATTGCTACACCTTTTATCATTAGACTTCAAGGTGGAATTGGTAATCTCAAATGGAATGCTGTCAGCGTTGCTTTGACTTTTGGAGCAGCTTTCTTATCCATTACCGCCAATATAATAATGTATACGGCATTGAGCAATAACAAACATACTGGCGCTTCAGCTATGTTGATATCGCTCTATCCAGCGGTAACATTAATCTTATCTGCCATTTTCCTCCACGAGCAATTCTCGTTCGGTAAGATTGTAGGATTCTTAGTTATGGTTGGAGGGGCTTGCCTCCTGACCTTTTGTTAATGCGTAATGTTATGTTGAAAGCCGCATTTTACAAAGCATGGATAGGCGAAGATGGGCCTGCCTTTAATGAAGATAGAAGTCGTTGGGAAGTTTGGGATGATAATGTTCATTTAATGACCATCTCTGTCGAAGAAATCAAACGAAGTAATCCAATTACCAATTATAAATTAATAGCTACCAAAGAATTTGGAGAGGCCCTTTTAGAAAGAGTTAAAAAGAATAAAGCCTTTATCTAATTACTTTTTCTTTTTCTTGGACTTTTTCTTTGGTTTGCCGCCCATCTTACGATAGACATCATAGACTACGGCCCAAGGCTCATCGTACTTTTTCCAGTACTTCTTGACGGCTTTCTTGGCCTTATTCCAAGTTTTTTCGCTAGCAATGGCGCCCGGTGGATTATGAGGCTTAAACTCAGGGTCAGTACCGTTCTGTTTGATTAGCCATTTCTCTCCAGCAGAAATCCAATTGAGATCATCAGCTTTAACGTCTTCCGGAGCATTCTCCTCGAAATGACGTTCAGCGATTTTGATGTTGAAATCTTCTGCTAATTCAGCTACTTTTGCAAAGCTCATATCTTAATGTAAGGATAGTAATATGTTAGATAAACCTATGATTATAGGCTGTGATGAGGTCGGTTACGGCTGTTTAGCCGGTCCATTGGTTGTGGCAGGTGTCAGGGCTCCCAAAGATTGGGCGCTAGAGGGCCTAAACGATTCTAAGAAATTGTCCGCCAAGAAACGTGAGGTCATGCGCGGTAAGCTCCACAAGCTCATCCAAGATAAGGTTATAACTTGGCACCTGGCTGAACGAAGCAACATCATCATTGACAAACATGGAGTAGCGGTAGCTCTCAAGGATGCCTATGTAGAAGTTTTCCACGCTTTGTATCAGCCAGATTCTTTGATTATTAGCGATGGAATTTTAAAATTTGACAGCCTGGGCGTGGATGATTATGATAAGATGTCCGTCATCAAAGCCGACACCAAGTTCCCAACGGTAATGGCTGCTTCTATTTTAGCCAAGACATATCGTGATGAGAAGATGCACAAGCTCCATCAGGACTATCCTAATTATGGTTGGGACTCAAATGTAGGTTATGGCTCTAAGGATCACCTTGAGGCCATCGTGAAACATGGTCCTTGTTCATTACACCGATTCTCTTATGCCCCTATAAAGAATATGAAGTTGGCCGACACGAGGCAGCTAGGACTTCCCTTATTGGAAGATTATCTCAATGGAAAACCTGTATAATGTCAATGGACTTATCTTTTGGTCCGAAGAGGAAATTCGCTTGCGCGAAATGCTAAAGAACCATTTTGTAGCTGCAGTTTCCAATAATCTAAAGACTCAGAACCGAGGGTTTGAAATTATCCAGGTAGAAGCTCCTTTACTTACGCCTCATGAGTTTATTAACTCAAACTATTCTGGACGAGATACATTTGGGTTGGATGAGGAAAACGAGATGGCAACTCATTGTCAATTTGTTTTACGTCCCGAGACAACGATGGGAACTTACAAGGCCATTGAGCATCTGCTTAGTAATTACAATGAACGTAAGGTTAAGCTACCAGCATGTGTTTGGCAACACGGAAAGAGCTTTAGGCGTGAGCAAGATCAGCCCACCAAGTTTATGAGATTAAAGGAATTTTACCAGCTAGAGTTCCAGATTGCTTACAGTCCAACCACCGCTAACGATTATTCAATTAGTTTGATCCCGGCAGTGCAACAAGCTATTTCAGAAATGATCGGACCATGTCACGTGGAAGCAAGTGATCGATTGCCTGATTACTCTGAAATTACTGTGGATATAATATGCGACAAGACTAAGATGGAAGTTTGTTCCATTTCCAAGAGGAAAGACTTCCCACTTGCCAAAATTCTGGAAGTGGCTATTGGAACTGACCGCTGTGTATTTAATTTTCTAAATAAAGGACAACAATGAAAAAGGATTTTGCTCAACTCATTAAGGAAATGCGAACGGCGCTTCGCCCCGAATTTCACTCAATCATTGCTTCGGACGGCAGCCAATTGACTTCTGAGCAATTAAGCCAATCTCTTATGGATTTGGAAACTAAAACTAACCAAATGATTGTTGATAATGGTTATACCAAACCAGAATTTGATCAGCTATGTAGAGAGCACTTCATGGACTTCTCTTCTAATAATCCAGATGAGTGGGTTATTAAACATGATCCTGAGAACGCTCAGATTATCTCTGGTAATTAATCTATTAATAAGTTGATATATACAAATCAACATCCTGGTGTAGCTCATTGGATGAGCGGCCGTTTCATACGCGGTACTGAGTGGGTTCGATTCCCACCACCAGGACCAAATTAGTATTGTAAAGTCACAGTGAAGTTATTGTAATCAATATACTCGCCATTTCTCTTATAAGGGTATATCTCAATATATTTTTCTAAGAAAGCTTTGATTTGCTCAGGGAGTGGCGCATACTTAGGTTCTAAATCAGGTGGATTAACGTTTGGTACTGAAACAGTGATAGTGTTACCATCTCTGGTTACGTTAATGTTCATAGTTGCCTGATCCTCTGCCAACATCTTTCTAAATGGAATGATGCCATAATGAGGACTGGTGGATGCATTACCTACATTGATTTCAAGGTCTCGTTTGATTTCATCTCTATAGGCTGAAGCGTCTATGGCGTACTTGTTCCTCAAGTAAGTGGCAGTTTTGAAGAGATTCTGGTAAGCTTTTTTCATAAATGATATATGAATTTAGCCGTATATATGTATCGGTGCTTAACTCAGCGGTAGAGTGCTAGCCTTACAAGCTGGAAGTCGAGGGTTCGAATCCCCCAGCACCGACCATGTGGGAACTTAGTTCAATGGTAGAATGTCGGTTTTACATTCCGATGACACGGGTTCGATTCCCCTAGTTCCTACCAACCATGGGGGCTTAACTCAATGGTAGAGTGCTTGCTTGACTCGCAAGATACATGGGTTCGATTCCCTTAGCCCCTACCAGCCACAATATGTGGTTATTTTGAATTACAAGGAAGAATATTATGAAGAAGTTTATCGTTGCAATTTTAGCTCTTGCCGCAGTCGTCGCCATTCTTGCTCCAAGCCAACCAGCTCAAGCTCAAGTTATTTATGGTAACTACTGTTGCGACGGTTTCGGCGTTCGTCGTTGTGTGTTAGTCAATCCTTTGCCAGTTGGCGCAGGTTGTTTCTGTGTCGGCCAAGGCTCTGGTTCTGTTTGCCTCTAATGGAGATCGAATGAGCAGCACTGAAAATTTTGACGGTTTATGTGGCATCATTGCCAACTTTGCTTCGTCCAAGAATCAGATTCGCTGCCATTACGAGTTTGGGCATTATGGCCCGTGCTCGTTTGAAAAACTCAAACGCCACTTCAGGATTACGGTTGGGGCCATTTGCTCCCCCGATCCTGAACGTGGATTTATTGATTCTGTTCTTTCACACATAAAATAATTATAGAACGAATCATCGGAGAGACATGATTGATGAGAATAAATTTTGGGAATTGATTAATAAGTGGGAGTTTGATACAAGACATTCGTCAGAAGCTCGTGACATTCTTGGTCACCCCTCAGTAAGTGAAGTGATTCAGATGGGTCACGAAGTAATTCCACTAGTACTAAGAGCTTTGAAAGAAAATTTCCATCTTGCTTTTGCTTTACATAAGTTAACTGGTGAATGGCCAGTTAAAGATGAATACGCTGGTAATGATGAAAAGATTATTGATTGTTGGATGAAGTGGGCGCGAAAACGCGGATATCAAGTATGAAAACGGCTTATCCGCCAGATAAAGATACACCGATAGTGGATGGTATGCCAACAGTTGGTTGGGGCCCATTTCGTTGTCAGTGGTATTCATTTTGTTCGGCTCACCAGAGATTTGATGTTAGTTGTTCACGATGCAGGGCGGGAAGCTGGCATAACTGTTGGAGTCATGAAGTAGGGCATTTCATTTATGAGAATGATCCTACCCTTTGGCGTTGGTGGGCTAATCGACCAGAACTAATGGCATCATTCAGAAACTTAATTGAATCAGCCTTCAAAAACAAAAATGCGAAGTGATTTTTAGTCACTCCGCATTTACGTTTGATTCAATTAAGAAGATTAGTTATTAGAGCTGAGTCCAGGTAGTTCCGTTCCAAGACCAGGTTTGGTTGGAAGGATAGTTGGTGGTTGCGCTTTGTCCACCGAACAAAAGAACTGTACCAGTTTGAGAGTCCCAACACATTTGGGTCCAAACCAATCCAGCTGGATAGTTGGTTGGATTCTGTTGTGTCCAGGTAGTACCGTTGAAGATCCAGGTCTCTGGAAGATAATTGTAGTAGTTCTTACCACCGAACATTACCCAAACGTTGTGAGTTTGATCGTAAGCCATAGAAGCGCCAGTTCTCACGGATGGTGAGGTTGCTGGGCTCAATTGACTCCAGTTTGTACCGTTGAAGGTCCAAGTGTCATTGTACATCGCATTGCCTGGAGCGTTTTGGCCACCAAACATTACTAAGTAAGAAGTTCCACCATCCATACAGTGACCAACTCTACCAGCAGGGGTTGCAGAAGTACCACCAGAAGAATCTAGTGTCCATACCTTAGTGCTGCCGTTCCAGTCCCAAGTCTCAGTTATGATCTGACCATTACCAGCTCCACCGAAACCTCCGAACATAACAACGTGTCCAGAGCTAATGGTTAATTGGCAAGCTTCGGCAAGATAACGACCGAATGGTGGGTTAGCTGGGGATTGTTGAGTCCAAGCAGTACCATTCCAAGTCCAAGTATCTTCCAAAACTCCACCAGTAGAAGAACTAGACTGACCACCAAATAACATGACGTTAGTTCCATCATAAGCCATGACGGAGTTGATACGTCCTGGTAGTGGGCCATTTGGATCAATTGACATGGCATTAGGGGATTGGCTGGCCCAGTCTGTACCGTTCCAAGTCCAAGTTTGGTTTAAATAGCTAGAAACACTTGGATATGAACCCGGATCTAGAAGAACGGTCTTCTGAGATGCGGTTGGTAGACGAACCATACCAGAGTTTGAGCAACGAAGCGGTGAGTGAGTAGTCATATTTTCCTCATTAAGTGAATCAAAACTTTATAAGCTTAATTGTATGACAGATAAGTAGTAGAATATTTCCCTGTTATTTTGCACATTATTTGGTCTTGACATCCGGGCATAAAGCGATATATTAAAGAGATACGCGGGTATGGTATAGGGGTTGTGCCCAAGCCTTCCAAGCTTGAGAGGACCGGTTCGATTCCGGCTACCCGCTCCAATGAAGAAAACTGAATTAATGTTAGATGTTTTGGGTTGGGTGGAAGTTTGCCACAAAAATGGCGACACTTTTGCCACATCTGATTTTGGTGTTCTTTATACGTGTGAGCGATTAGTTTTAGAGGGGTTGATTGTTGAAACATACCTTTGTAAGGGTAGCAAAAATCGTAGTTTTGACTTAAAATAAGCGGATATAATTCAGTGGTAGAATGTCTGCTTGCCAAGCAGAATGTCGTGGGTTCGAGCCCCACTATCCGCTCCAGGACGAATGCAGATAGGATTACATGGTTAACGCGATTCTCGCAAGGGAATTATAGTTGGTTCAATCCCAACCTTCAGGTCGCAAGATTTGATGTGGCGAATAAAAGATCTTATCGACTCTTGTCGTCTATTTGCTGCCATAGTTCAATGGACTAGAACTTCTGTTTGCCGAACAGAGAATGTGGGTTCGATTCCCACTGGCCGCTCCAGGTAAGTACGAAGCAGTTAAAAATGCGGGTGTGGCTCAGTGGCGACGGCATCTGCCTTCCAAGCAGACATCATCATGGGTTCGAGTCCCATCACCCGCTCCATAATTCATGATTAAAAACTGTAAGCTTTGTGAGAAAGAAATCCCTGTTCCCAAATATGGTGTAACATATTGGTGCTCTCACTGTCAGCAATATCAAGTCATTTGGCATGACAATGGGTACATAGAGTCTGAAGTATTAACGTCAGGTAATTACCATCTCATTTTCTTTCCATCCTATCAAGAAGCTAATGTAGTAGAGAAAAATGATAATAGTAAAAAGATTATCAACACATTTGCTCTAAATGAATTAACCCACGAACTTGCGGTTCAGTGGGTTAATAAGCTTAAGACCTATGTTTTGTTTCAATAATTAACGACGATAGAATTCGCCTTTAACGTATTCTTTACGCCACTCAGGCATCTTTTCACCGAAGACATGTTGAGCTGTAACTTGACCTTCATTACTCAAGCTAGCAACGATCATGTAACCACCAGCGTCCATTGTGAATGGAGCGGTTAACTTGCCAAGATAATCGAATGGCTTGTTTTGTGGGACCTTGGCTTGTGGGTTGAACCAAGATGGAAAGACGAAGTTGCTAACAGCAACGAGAGTTGAACCGACTGTAATACCATAGGAATCGTTTTCTACAGGGTCACATAGCTCTTGGCAATATAGATTTCCTTGGGAAATTTGTGGGCCTTGGGAAAATCCACCAGCGAATCTGTCACCAATCATTTCACAAACTTCGTGGCTTAGGGTTGCAGAAACAGTATACTGACCTGGGTTGGCCGGATTGAATACCATTGGAACACCACCATTGCTCAACACTGGTTCAGCAAAGATGAAAGCATCAACTTCATCATTGTCTTCTGAGTGATAACCTAAAGCTCCTGCTTGAGTTGAATTATCTAACATGCTTACGACCCAAGCATAACCTGGAACCTTAGTGGCATCAGCATAGAACGTAATGGTAGCAGCTTTCATATTCCAAGCTGGCAACACATGCAGATTTAATTGGATTTGAATGGCTTGACACATAGTATTAACTTGATCGTTAGTTACTAATTTAGATTGGTTAATTACTGCAATCAGCATATTTCCTCCTAGTTGAATCTTTCCACCTATATGGTGGATTATTACTCAAAAATCAAAAATTAGGAAGCTGAACAGAAAAGTTATATGATTGAGAGATTTACGTCACCAATTTGTAAAAATAGGTGGCCCCTTGACTTGCTTTTTACAAGATTTATTTTATACATGAAGGGAAACTATTATGAGCAACACTGACCTAATTAAAGAGCTGAGAGCACTAACCCAAGCGGGCATGAAGGACTGTAAGGATGCCCTTGAAGAAGCTAATTGGGATTTGCAGAAAGCTGTTGATATTGTTAAGGTCAAAGGTCTCAATATCGTTTCCGGTCGTGAAGGCAGAGTAGCTGCTGAAGGATTGGTGGACATTGCTCGTAATGGCGACACTTTGGCTGTCATGATTGAAGTCAATTGTCAAACCGATTTCGTGGCAAATAGCGAAGAATTTGTTACTTTCGTCCATAACACCAAACACAAATTATATGAAGACACCGTTGCTGGTTTGCCATTCAGTGTTGATGAAGTAGAGGCTGAGCGCAAAGCTGTTGTATCTTCTACTAGAGAAAATATCGTAGTGCGTCGATGGTGGGCTGAACAATCGCAGCATCCATCCGTAAAGGTTTTTTGTTATCATCACTCTAATTCCAAGATTGGTGTTCTTGTTACCATGCGTGCACCTTCTGCACAAGCTGCTAACAATCCAGATTTCAAAGCTTTAGGCGAGGATTTGGCGATGCAAATTTGCGCCATGAATCCTTTGGCCGTCTCTCCAGATCGCATTGCTCCCGAAGAAATTGCGCGTCAGAAATCCATTTTCGAAACGCAACTCAAGGAAATGAATAAGCCAGAAGCGCAATGGGCCAGAATTCTGGAAGGCAAGTTCCGTAAGTGGAACACAGAAGTTTGTTTGCTAGAACAAGAGTCAGTGGTTATTCCAAAGACAACTGTTGGGCAAGTAATTAAAAATGTCGGAGCCAAACTAGGTGGAGAAGTTCACGTCGTGAATTTCGTTCGCTGTCAAGTTGGTGAAGGCATTGAAAAGAAACAAGACAACCTCGCTGAGGAAGTCGCTAAGATGACTCGTGCAGAAACTCCTGAAGATGCATTTGTCAGACACTTAGTAGATAAAATGAAGGACGCATAATGAATAACGTACAAGAATTAATTGACAAGTTGACCAACGCCATCTCTTTCAAATTCAAGGAAGACGCAACCTCTCCTAACCTAACCATCTCCAAGCTTCGCCATGGCTACTATTGTTCAGTAGTTCGCTATGCCAAGGGCACGCCAGCTCCGAAGAACAAGGTCGTGGTTTGCAAGGCCGAATCTGATACTTTGGAAGGTGCAGTCAAAGGAGTCGTTGGTGAGTTCCTAAAGGTTGCCAAGCCACAACCAGATCCTTTGCAAGAGCTAGATAGCATTGCTAAGGCCATTAAATAAACAAACCAACCAAGAGTTTGGGAGAAAAATGGATCGTAACTTGCTGTTAAAAGAAATGCGAGAAAGCATTGGTACTCAAGATCCTATTAAGTTTTTTGAGAAGATGGTAGATGTTTTCGCTCTTCTTTTTGATCATATCGAGGAATTAGAAGTGGATGTCAAAAAGGCAAACCTGAAAGCCGCATTGGCTATTCAGTGGGAACCAAAGATGGCATCCACCATGCTCTCCAAAATGATTGAAGAGTTGCGTGAGGATAAGGCGGATTACTACGAAGAAATCTCTCAGTTGAAAAAAGCTTTCATGGAAGATAAAGTAACGCAAAACTATAATGACTTCTGCCAATTCTGGCAAGAAGTTTTAGGTTGGCATCCCTTTTTGGATTATGACAAATGATTAGCCCTATCGACGCCCTTAGAAGAGCACTGTTCTATGTATCTGGTGTTTGTTCTAGTATAACCTTAAACAAACCGGGCGCAGTCATTGAGCGATTAAGTTCAGAGACGCGCGAGTCCCTCAAACAATTAAAGTCATCTGATATCGACGGTGGTTCCACTGCCGAAAGAATGGATGAACTTAAATATTATGTTGGTTCAGATGAATACTATCAAAATAAAGAGTTCGAAAAAGACAAACTTGAATTCGACAAAAAAATTCTCAAGTGAGAAAAAGAAACTCACTGTAAGAATTTCTAAGAAGGATTTGTTAAAACTTCTTTCTGAAAATGAAGCTATGAGTAAGCAAATCACCGAATTGCAAACTCGTATGAATGAGATGCTGGAAGAAATCAGAAATCTAAAAAGAGCCTCTCCAGAATTAGAATATGAAGAGTTGGAGAATGTGAAACTTTCCGAAATGGCTGAAAAGATTCGTGAAACGTTCACAAATAATAACCCACCTTTAGACCCATATCATCACTCTCGATCCGATATTTTCTTTGATGGTGCAGGGGCCGCTCTTGCAAGAGGGCCAAGGTTTGGATCAGATGAGTAAGGAAGAAAATTTCCCAAACGCAAATCCTCACTGTAACGACTATGACAGTGAAGGTAGATGCAATAATTGTGGCCAGTTCGATTGCTATGAATGTGATTGGGGGGTGCCATTCAAAGGGTGTAATTGTAGAAGATGTATAAGTGCACGAGAGGACATTCTTGAAGAGCTGTATCGTGCAGAGCAGCAAAAAGCTGCTGATCTGAGAAAAGAAAAAGCAAAGCAAACCGCTAAATTAAAGAAGGAAGAGCTGAAGAAGGGCATAGACGGAGATTTAGAGTCGATGACTTCTAAACAACTAAAGGAAGAAGTCAAAAAACTTCGTGCCGGTATTCGTGCCCATCGAGACTCTTCAGGACATGACCTTTGCTGGTATCATCCTGAATTGTGGAATTTGTTGCCGGATAAAGTTGACCCGAAGCCAGCCATCCCTCCAACCGATGAATTTTTACATCATTGTAAATTGTACTGCGAATCTTTAAATAAAAAGCATAGCACTTGAGTGGTATATACTTGATATCACTCAGGGTTCGACTAATGGTAGGTCGCCAGTTTCCGAAGCTGTTGAAATGAGGGTTCGAACCCCTCCCCCTGAACCACAAGAAGCTAAAATCAAAATGAAGTCCATTGGTAAGCTGGTGTATTCACCACGCACACATCTCTCGTCAAGCGATAGATGGTTAGTGTTGATGTGTGACGATGAAATCTCCAAGTATTACAGGCACTTATATACTTTACAATATCCTTACCTGAATGGTGAGAAAACGGGGAAACTAACTCGTCCTGTATGGGGTACGCACATCTCCATCATTCGAGGTGAGTTCATTCCCAATTTCAAACTATGGCGCCTTGATGAAAACAAATTAATTGAATTCGAATATCAAGCAGGCGTTATAGACAACGGTGAATACTTTTGGTTGAAAGCCAGTTGCCCATATCTTTTGAATTTGAGAGAGAAGTATGGATTGCCACGCGAACCTAGATTTGGCTTGCACCTCACAATTGGGAGAACTACAGAAACATGAATAGAAACGCTCAATACGTGGCAATCTTTATACTTATTGCTATAATAGTTTACCTGTTTATTAGGAATGTTTAATGTTAGAGCACAATGAATTTTATTTGTATCTTATTCGTCACGGTCAAACAGAAATTAATGTATTACCAGATATGGTGGGGCAGCATGGCGAGTCCCGCTTGACCGAAAAAGGAAAACAACAGGCCAAGATTTTGGGAGAAAGACTTGCGAAAGAAGATTTAGATCTGGATGTTATTTATTCTTCTGACTACATTAGGGCTTTAGACACAGCTAATATTGCTTTATCTCAGGTACCAGAAAATAAGAGAGTTGAACTTGTAACCACTGAAGCGCTGAGAGAATACAGCGCTGGTGATTGGACACACTCTTCTCGTAAAGAATCTTATACTATGCCCGTTCTTCTACGTATGGCTGCTATGACCAATGCCTTCTTGCCACCCAATGGTGAATCGATGCACATGGTAGAGCGTCGTGCTTCTCAATGGTTAGAAGATAATGTTCTCTACAATAAACAAATGATTGATGAAGCTACTAACAGAATAGCTACTGGAGCTAAACCAATCAATGTTGTCGTGTTCTCTCATGGTATGACTATTAAATGCTTACTTCATTACATTATGGGATTCGATCAAAGCTTTACTTGGAAGTTGACATTAGAAAATACTTCTATCAGTAAACTACACTTTGGATTACAGGGGTGGCGCTTACTTACTATTAATGATCACGCACATCTACTATAAACCGAGGAAATATGGGAGCGCAAGAACGAAAACGACAAAGGCGCATCAGGGACTACGTCATCAACCGTGACGGTTTGCTTTGCTGCTACTGTGATAAAGTATTAACAATCGAGACGGTTACCATGGAACATATTGTTCCAGATAGCAAAAGAGGAACCTTCAATACTACGAACTTAACTGTTTCATGTTCAGAGTGCAATAACAAAAGAGGAAATAAACCCTTTTTTGAATACTGCAAACAATTTAATTGGTCAGAAGAAAAGGTAAACAAGTATAAGCAACTTTACTTTAGCAATCTAAGAATCAAGGTTCTTAACATTGCCAAAGAAGAATGTATGAAAGATGATCAAGTGGTCCCAACTACGCTCATCAAACATGCTTGTCAAATTCTAAAAATTAAGGGAATGGATTTCTCTGACTATGAGAAGGTGTATCAATTCGAAATTAAGTTCGACGAATTGTGTGACCGAAAAAAGATCAAATACTGCTTCGAGCAGTTAATTAGAATTATTGAAGCGGACAGCGTGTGATATATTCTCTCTCAAGGAGAATGTCATGAGTTTGAAACCTTTGAGAGATTTTATCGTAGTATCCGTTGTCAAGGCTGATGAGAAGACCGAAAGTGGTCTATTGTACAAGCCTGGTATCGTTGATGAGAAGATTGTTACCGGAAGAGTTTTGGCTGTAGGTACTGGTTACTTAACCGACAATGGTTCTGTTGCACCACTAGAAGTCAAGCAAGGTGACTCTGTACTCTTCAACAAGCAGATGTCTGTTGAAGTTAAGCACAGTGGCGAGACAGTGTATCTTCTACGTGAAGAGCATGTTCTTAGCGTCATCAGCTAACCTTTATCGAAACAAAATCATTTTACAAAGCCGTCCTATCGGGCGGCTTTATTTTTATCATGGAAAACAAACGTAAATATGTAAAGTGCATGCTATGTGCACACTGGTCAGAAGACACTCGACATGAACGACTCTGCGAGTATTGTAATAACACACAATTGGCACCCGATCCCGCAGAGATTTTTTGTAATATGTGTGGTGGAACCATGTGCCCTATTGGCTCCATGAATGGGCAGATACCACACGGGCTTTACAATGCCAAAGTATCAGGTGGCTATGATTCGTATCATCTATTGGATATGAACACGTATGTTTTCAGTTTTTGCGAGGAATGTCTAAGAAAATTGTTCATGCAGTGCAAAATTCCGCCTCTTGTCAATAATAATCCTGAAGAGTTTGCACATGACCAGACTCAGTATGAATATCGTGAATGGCAACGTACTGGCGGTTATCATCAAGCTTATTTGGATCGCAAGTGCAATTTTGTCAAAGACTGCCCCAATAGAGCCGAATATACTCAGTTAATCAGTGACTCTTTTACTGAAAATTGTTGCTGCGAAGAACATAAACAGCTATGGGGCTATGGTAATAGCCGATTAACCAAATTCATCCCTAACGTATTGAAACCGTTCCTATGAAATCTTATCCATCCATAACTAAAGAAATTAGGCAAGACGTTTATATTTATGCCTTTGACAAGTTAGATGGGTCAAATATTCGTGCCGAATGGAATACTAAAAAGGGATTCTACAAATTTGGAACTCGTAATCAATTGACAGATGAGAAGACCATGCCTTTTGGGCGAGCTATTCCATTGATTAGAGAAAAATACGAAGAGGACTTGACTGCTATTTTTAAGGAACAAGATTGGAGAGACGCGCTGTGTTTCTTTGAATTTTGGGGGCCAGATTCTTTTGCGGGCAATCATAATTTCGAAAAAAAGATGGATATCACTTTGATCGACGTGAATCCCTATAAAGAGGGTATATTAGTTCCTACACAGTTCATTAAAATTTTTGGTCATTTAGATATTCCGAAAGTATGTTACGAAGGCCGCGTTACCACGGAACTGTTCGATAAAGTGAAACAGTCCACGCTTGAAGGAATGACATTTGAAGGTGTGGTTTGTAAAGGCGCAAACGATAAATTAACAAAGATGCCCATCATGTTCAAGATCAAATCGAAAGCTTGGTTAGATAAGCTTAGAGAGTATTGCAAGGGCGACGAAAGACTATTTGAAAAATTATCATAAGGAACGAAATATGGAATTATGGAAAGAATCAGAATTTGATGGGTCTAGACCCGATCTTACTGCACAATCTATTGGTGTCGTGCCGCTACTAAGAAGTCTCTTGGCGAAGAAGTATGGTCACCTATCTGAGTTTAGTGCTGAAGGTTATGTCAAAGTCGAGGCTGAGGGAGAGGATGAAGAGTTAGTGACCGTCACCCAAAAGTATTTTGATCTCATGGTTAAAAAAGGTGGACGCCTGATTCATCGCACCGTGGCTGATAGTGGTGATAGTGGAATTTTCCTTTGGGATAATGGTGTTGCTGAACTAGATTGTTCAACTAATTATGTAAGCGTTCATGCCTATTCCACTGATGAAAAATTCATCCGTGATCTAAAAGACCACTTTGATACCCAATGGACTATTCCCGAAAGAACAGGCCATATCTACGCTATCGTCAAGCAAGGATTTGGACTTGGTTTGAGCAGCATCGGTAATGCCGGTATTGCTTTGGTGGATGGAAACTACACAGACAAAGTGTTGGAAGATTACAAATTTGCTATCCATGATCTGAAAACTGCGGCTCCTTCTGGACGAATCGTCATTATGAAGGGTCCTCCTGGCACAGGAAAGACTCACTTGATCCGAGCTATGTTACTGGAAGTTCCAGATGCCATGTTCGTTTTGATCGCTCCAGATGTGGTTGGCAACATAGCTGGACCTGACCTTCTTCCATTGTTAATGTCACATCGTGGTGGCACTACTGGACCAATTGTGTTAATTTTGGAAGATGCTGACAAGTGCTTGGTCAGTCGTAACGAAGAATCTGAGAACATGAGCCTCATTCAATCTTTGTTGAATTTGGGCGATGGTATTTTAGGATCTCTGCTAGACTTGCGCATTGTAGCTACCACTAACGCTGATGAATTCAAAATGGATCCAGCAATTTTGCGTCCTGGTCGTTTGAGCAAAATGTTGGATGTCAGTCTTTTGGATTTCAAAACTGCCAAAGGCATTTTCACTAGATTGCTGCCGGACGCAAAACAGTTTCCTGAAAAATTACAACGAGATAATTCACAGCATCCCCTGCAAATTACGCTAGCTGAGGTATACTCGCTTGCTCGTAAGGCTGGTTGGGAGCCGGGACTTCGAGAAGTGGAAGATGAAGAATCCACTGAAGAATCTGAAGACTTCGATATTTGATGTGAATATTTTCGCATTGGTGTGTAGTCCATTCTGGATTACCAGGAGATACCTATGCAACAAGGTGAATTAATCGTAACTGGGAAAGATCAGGCAGTCATTCCACTTAACAGCTTTCCAAGTGAAGTTAAGGCTCACTTCATAGATGAACTGGAACTAGTGCCTTGCAATCCACATAACTCTGATACTTTAGAGTATGAAGTAACCTCTACAAGCCAAGGAGTTTCTTTGGTGATTCGCTGGAGCGTCACTGGCGTTCGCGAAATCAAATGGCACGCATCTTACTAAGGACGATGTATGCAATCAGGAAACTTAACCGTAACCGGAAATAATTCAGTTCGTATACCATTACTTGGTAGACCGCGTGAAGTGTTCTGTCATTTCAGACATGAACATGAACCAGTTCCATGTAATCCACATCATCAAGATCACTTAGAGTACAAGGTTGAATCTGTAGATGAAGATTTACATATTCATATAAGAATTGATCATCATCACCATGATCGACAATTCGTTCTTGTTATAAAGTGGAATGTTGTTGGCGTGCGCGAAATCGAGTGGCTCGTAGTATATTAAGTGAATCATAAATGAAAGTTCTAGTATATGGATGGTATAACCAATTAAATATTGGTGATGACTTCTTCGTTGAAGCATTTCAACATCTATTTCCAGAATTTGAGTTTGTGTTCTATGATGCTATCAACTCAGAAAAATTACAGAATATTGATGCCGTCTTCTTCGGAGGCGGCTCTTTTCTTTTGAGCTGTCCCAATATCACTAATGATGCTCTAGAAAAGATCAAATCAAAGAAAATTTTCTATCTTGGAGTTGGTGTAGAAGCCGAAATTCATCCAGTTCATTTAGAACTAATGAGTATTGCACAACTGATTGCAACTCGTTCTCAAGATCAAGTTGATAGAGTAAAAGCAATAAACCCAAATACTATGTGGATTCCAGATCTGGTTTATTGTCTTCAATCCAAAGTTCAATCATCGCCCAAGTTGGATAACTCTGTTTTAGTAATACCTAATTGTCTGGTGATTCCTCAAAACTTGGATCCCTACTGGAGACATTCTGCTTGGTTGCATTTCAAATCAGAATTTAGTCAATTTTTGGATTGGCTTATCGAAAAAGAATACCAAGTCAATTTTTTGTCACTATGCCACGGTCAAGAAACAGAAGATGATTGGGCTGCCAGTGAGTTGATTGGATCTATGAATCGACGAAATAAACATTTTTTAATCCAAGATCCAATTAAAAATATTGAACAGGTTACATCGCTAATTTCACAATATAACTTTGTTGTAACACAAAGGTTTCATGGCATTATTTTATCCGAGATGACCAGGACACCTTACATCAATTTACACCACCATGACAAGCTTAAATTTTGCCAACCATGTGAAGGTCGTTTGATTTCTTATTACAATTGTTCTAAACAAAACTTCATTGATGTATTTCGTTTAACAATTAACATGAAATTCCACAATAGTCTACCAATAGAATCAGATATCTTTGAGACATTAAAGAAAGAGGTGTTAGGTCTCATATGATGGCTGGTGTTCATGGCGCGATTTGTTGGAGTTAGACACAACCGTATTTGTGTGGTGTCAGATAATCAATTCAATAATGATGGGCTGGATATCATTGAAATTCCGCCCGAATTATCACATATTTCCCCTTCGGGACTTATCACGTCTTGTATTATCAAAGACGGCAAAGTATGTTGCAAAAATTCTAGAAAAGCAACCAGCCAGATTAAGTTAGCTCTCGTAGGCAATTGGAAGATGAGGTGTGGAATCGCTACCTATTCTGAGAGTCTGTGGCCACAAGTTGCTAAGCATGTCCAGGATTTCAAGCTCTTCATTGAGAAAAATGAAGTCAGTACTGGTGACATTCATCAATTCGGTTGCTGTACACTTTCTGACTCACAAGTAGTTACTTGTTGGGAACGTGGTAAGTCTTTACAAGATTTAGTCAAGGCTTTGAAAGAATACGACCCAGATGTCATTTGGTTTCAGCATGAGTTCGGTCTATGGCCCAATGCCAGTTACTGGTTGGCCATGATGAATCAACTTGCTGAGTACAGAGTTGTGGTTACGATGCATTCTGTCTTTCATCACCGAGACAAAACTATTGTGGAAGCAGCCATGCCAGAAATTGTAGTTCATTTAGAGGGTGGACGCAAACTTTTGAAAGAAGAGAAGGGTGTCTCTGGTAAAGTGTATGTTATTCCTCATGGATGTGATGAGTTTAACAAAGAACGACTTTGGAACTTCTACAAGACGGAAAAAACTTTTATGCAGTTTGGTTTTGGTTTCCGTTACAAAGGTTGGGAAAATTCCATTAAGGCTGTTGGCATTCTCAAAGAAAAATATCCCGATGTTTTCTTCACTGGACTTTTTTCAGAATCACCATACGCCAAAGTGGAGCATCAAGTTTACTACAACGAGCTGATGGATCTTGTTGAGAAGCTCGGTCTGCAAGAAAATGTGTCCATACTGCGTGGATTTCAATCAGATGCTGTGATAGATAGTTTCTTGCGCACCAATCAAGCTACCCTCTTTCCATATGTTTCTCATCCAGAACACGAAGTGTTTGGTGCATCAGGCGCTGCCCGCATGGCTATGTCTAAAGGCTTGCCTGTAATCACCTCTTCCGTCAATCATTTCTCAGATTTGCCGACTATCAAGGCCGATACTCCTCAAGAAATTGCTGACGCTCTGGAAATGCTATTTACCAATTCTGATGCCAAGCAAAAACAAATTCAGGCTCAAACTAGCTATCTATCGGATAATACTTGGGAAAAAATTGGTTTGCGCTATATTGACCTCTTCGAGAAATGAAATTACTGATAAAAAACGATATGATCTATGAAATTAATGATATATACGGTGTTGACAACCAATTTACGAGGAGCAAAGCATGTCACACCAAAATTACACACTAGAAATCGTTAGTCACCACTCTCAATTCAATAACAAAACTCTACGCAAATATTATGTAGATGGAATTGACACAGTGGGCGTATGGGGCAACGAACCATTTGAAATTCGTTTCAAGAACAACACGTTCCAAAAGATTCAAGTCAAAATTACTCTAGATGGTACCGATATTCTTACCGGCAAGCCAGCCGACACTAAAGTTTCCAAAGATATGTGGGTAGTCAATGGATACGGCACACTCAATCTAAAAGCTTGGCCAGAAGACAACAACGGAGGAGCCGGATTTGTTTTTACAAGCGCTGATAACAGTGTAGCAGTTCATACTCATGGAGATTTGTCTAGCCGTGGAATTATCGCAGCTGCCGTCTTTACTGAAGGTCACGTGGAGCCATACAAGCCATCTCCGGTAATCCTTCGTGAAGAACATCATCACTGGCCGTCCTATCCAACGTACCCAGTTTATCCTGTTTATCCTGTCAACCCTTATAGCCCAATCTGGATTTACCAAAATGGCGTAAGTTACAATGCAGGCACCAATGTAGGTGGAACTAGATCACGACAAACATTGGGCGGCAACTCTATTGACAGCTCTACCATTACTAGCAGCATTTCCAACACAAGTACTTCTGGAACTTTCAGCTGCGATATAAATGACAGCAGCATAACTTGCAATTACTTGTCCGATGCACAACCAGTAAGCGCATCTTTAGAAAGTTTGGTTTCTGTTGGAGCTGGCGAGCATGTCGATCAAAAGATTACATATGTGGCAGGTTTGATTAAGCCAGTCTTTGCCGAAACAGTTAGAGTAAAGTATCTCTGGTGGGACGACTTGGTAACCAAGCTTCGCACTGAGACATCAGCTAAACCACAACCATCTGGTTTTCCAGGCAGTGACAATCAAAAGAATATAGATTTGAGAGGAACTCCACGTATTGGAGATAAGAAAGGTTCGTTCCGTAGAACAGAACAACCACAGCAAGTTTTTGACAGATTCTAAACGAATTGTCAGATTATTTTGAACGGAATGAGGAATTTACTTTCTCATTCCGTTTTTTGTTTTGGGGACGCCCCTTGACAAGCCTTTCGTAGAAATTACAATAGAGGCGACGAGGAAAGAACTATGCTTTTTATGTGGATATTGCTAGCGGTTTTGAATGGTTATTTTGCCATGACTTCCTGGCCACAACCATTTGCGGTTATTAACCTTGTATTTTTTGGTTGGTCTGTTTATCGTGTTTGGCAAATTGTTGCTCCAAAACTAAAGAAGTAATACAAATGGATCTTATGAAGCATTTCAAGGGAACCGGCCTCAAAGAAGGTGAAATTGCAGTCAGCCAAAATGATTTCGGTTGGTTGGTCGAATCCTATATTAGACAAGCGCTACGCCCACGATTCGGTTATGATTTAGAGCAGATTGTGGCTTCACTACGTAAGTGGTGGCCCAAGTTAGAAGGTTATTATCAGCGTCACATCATGTGTGATATTGAAGTGGCCATTCTGTTGGACGAGGATGGTCTTCCTGATCGCGAATTGGAGCGTAAAGATTTATGGGTGCAATTTGTCAAGGATTTTCGCCCACCTAAGGCTGCATTCACAGTTGATTATCATTGTCACAAATGTAAACAACGAGATGTCAAGCTTTGGCGTGGTGTGCATGGATGTGCAGATAGTGAAGGCAATGAACTTCTTTGCGCCACTTGCCTTGCTCCTGATGTAAAAGTGGATGACGAAGGTAGATGGCAAGAGCCTCCCTATGAAACCAAGGATGCATACGGGAATGAGATACCTGGGCCTCGAACTGATCAAGTCAAAGGATGGCTCCCTGCTATTCCTGTAGATGATACTTATTGGGGATACAGCAGTGTTCCGTCACAAGATGTCGAATGGTGGCGGGCGCTTCCAACTTATCCTGCCAAAAAGTTTTAGGCATAACGATATATGTAATTGTGAACCCAGAGAGGGTTCCTAAAAATTGACACACGGAGAGTGTAATATGAAATCATTTGATTTTTGTGTTTTTATTGGTCGTTTCCAACCATTCCATAATGCCCACAATATTTTGTTGCATGAGGCTTTAAATCAGGCAGATAACGTCATTGTTGTGCTCGGCGGTTTTAGAACTGCGTCCAACATTAAGAATCCCTGGCAAGCTGCTGATCGTGAAAAGATGATTCGAGATTCTCTCACTAGTGATGAGAACAAGCGCATCAAGTTTATCACTGTGCGCGACTATTTGTACAACGATAACTTGTGGTTGACAGATTTACAAACGAAGGTAGACTTTCTCACCCAAAGTTCTGACAAGGTTGCTTTGATTGGTCATGAGACTGATCGTAGTTCTTCGTACTTGAATCAATTTCCTCAATGGACACGAATTGATGTGAAGAACGTGGATAAGCATCCACATGCCACTGATATTCGTCAATTATATTTCACGCATGATGCGGCCTATAAGAAATATGTTCCCGATGGAACTGTCAAGTTCCTTGAAGATTTCAAGAAGAGTGAATCTTTCAAAAATCTGAAAGAAGAATATGATTTCTTACGAGCATATCGTGCTTCTTGGGATGGTGCTTCATTTGCTCCTACTTTCGTTACAGTAGATGCAGTGGTTATCAAAAGTGGACATGTGTTAGCCGTTCGTCGTAAAGGAAATCCTGGTAAGGGTTTGATAGCTCTTCCTGGTGGATTTTTGAATCAATTTGAAAAGATTCAAGAAGGTATGCTGAGAGAGCTAAAAGAAGAAACGGCTATCAAGCTTTCCAAAGAAGAGCTACAAAAAGCTGTTCAAGATAGTCGAGTTTTCGATCATCCTGACCGTTCTTTGAGAGGCAGAACTATTACTCATGCTTTCTTGGTAGACTTGAAAAGTGGTGCATTACCACAAGTTAAGGGCTCTGATGATGCTGATAAAGCATGGTGGATGCCATTGAGCGAGTGTCATGATCGTGAAGAGGAGTTCTTCGAAGATCATTACCACATCATCTCTTACTTCGTCAATAAATTTTAATGGGGGTAATCATGAGCAACTATGTATGTTCAGTTTGTGGTGCGGCTGCTTATTACGATGGACGTTGTGGTGACGGTCCAGTGTTATTGTGCAAGTGTGATGAGGGGCAATGGGTCAATGATGGACGAGGTGGTTACTACACCAATCCTAGAAATGCCCAACCAATTCTATCTGAAAATTATTCAGACCCCAATGGCGATTGGGATGACAGGAGATAACCATGAATAAGGTAGAGGTTTACAGTAATTGGTGTTATGTAGATCAGTTAGATGGTAAAACGCTAGAGGACGGCGAAAAGATTAGAGTTCAATGGCCCAATGGCAAAAAAACTCAAGAAAGTGTTGTTGTTAAGAAACACAGCTACATGATAAGCGATATGGGGTCACCATGGGAAGTTTGGGTAAGCGAAGCCTATGTCAACGCCTCTATTCATGGAGCGCAGAGCTTGGTCCGTCTAACTGGTGACGGCATTTTGTGTGAAAGGGTTTAACCTTCTCAGAGAGAGAAGTTAATTAATACGGAGAGTATATTATGAAAACGGATATTGAAAACATCATTATTGATACAGACAGTTACAAGTCAAGTCACTATTTACAGTACCCGCCTGGTACAACGTCAATGTTTAGTTACATTGAATCCCGTGGTGGAGAGTACAACAAGACGGTCTTCTTTGGTTTGCAATACTACATCAAAAAGTATTTGACCCACAAAGTTACTGTTAAAGAGGTCAAGGAAGCTAAGGAATTTTTCGAAGCTCATGGTGAGCCCTTCAACTATGAAGGATGGATGTACATTGCCAAGAAGCTCAAGGGAAAGATTCCGGTTCGTATTCGAGCTGTTCCTGAAGGTAGCGTTGTACCTACGCATAACATTTTAGTCAGTATTGAATCCACTGATCCCAAAGTCTTTTGGGTAGTTTCCTGGATTGAAACGATGCTACTTAGGGTCTGGTATCCTATCACAGTGGCAACCAGGAGTCACAAAATTAGACAGATCATTTTAGAAGCCTTGCAAGTCTCGGCAGATGATCCAGAAGCAGAAATCAATTTCAAACTGCATGACTTCGGAAGTCGAGGCGTTTCAAGCCAAGAGTCTGCAATGATTGGTGGAGCTGCTCATTTGGTAAACTTTATGGGTTCGGATACTGTAGTTGGTGTTCGCTGCGCCAACAAGTTCTACAATTCCAAGATGGCCGCTTTCAGTATTCCAGCAATGGAACACAGTTCAGTTACTTCTTGGGGTCGTGAGAATGAGGCGGAAGCCTACCGTAACATGCTCCAAAAGACCGGCAAGCCCGGTGGTTTGGTAGCCTGTGTCAGCGATTCTTACAACCTTTGGAATGCTTGTTCTCAACTATGGGGCGAGCAACTCAAAGAGGAAGTCATCAAGTCTGGAGCCACTGTGGTCATCCGACCTGACTCTGGAAATCCTCCTGCTGTTGTGTTACGTACTGCACAATTGCTTGAAGAAAAGTTTGGCGTCACTGTCAACAAAAAGGGATATAAAGTCCTTAACAACGTTAGGATTATCCAGGGAGATGGCATCAATGAACACTCTATTCAAGAAATTCTTAACAACTTGATGGATCATAACTACAGTGCTAGCAACATTGCATTTGGTATGGGTGGAGCTTTGCTACAGCAACTCAATCGTGATACGCAAAAGTTTGCCATGAAGTGCAGCCACATCTATCGTCAAGTTGATGGTCGACGTATCTCCGTGGATGTTTACAAGGATCCAGTTACTGACCATGGAAAAGTTTCTAAGGCTGGTCGCTTGGATTTGATTCGGGACACTGCTGGCAATTATCAAACTGTCTCTTTGGCACTCTTCAAGCCAGGAGATATCTCTGCGGCACAGCAAGCCCATTACGAAGCTTCTGGTACTCAGATGCATTTCGATTCTTCTGCTAGAAGCGTTATGCGAACAGTTTATGAGAATGGTAAGGTTTTGGTGGATGACGATTTGGATTCCATCCGAGCCCGAGCTAAGGGAGAATTAGTATGAAAATCATTAAGCAGATAGACACGTCTGGTTGGCGGTTTCATACTGTTTGTGATAAGTGCGAAACTGAATTAGAGGCCGACTCTAGTGATGTTGTTTACAATCATTATGCTGGCGATCAAAGAGAGCCTTACTCATATGAGACTTATCACATTGTATGTCCAGTTTGTACTGGTCACATAACTGTCCCCAAAGACAAAATGTCAAAGGCGTTGCAGCTTCAAATCCAAAAGAAAATGTCAAAACCTCCTTATGGTGGACCATTCGATAGATGATTTATGCCGTAAGTTTCAAGCATAAAATTCCTGATGGTGTTTTGTCCATGGATGTGACTTCTAGGTCTAGTACATGGGGAAGACATTTCAGTCCATTCAATTTGGGGCCGGTAGACCTCTACGATGGATATGTAGCGAAAAACATTGAGAATGCTTTTCAGTTCTCTAGAGTATACGCCGAATATTCTACAGTAGATGAGCTGCCGGCTCCTCACTATTGGGAGTGGGCCAAGGCTGGTTGGGATAATCCAAAACCCATTAAGTATCCATTGGGCGCTTGGAATAAGCATTTGTACCATTGGTGGGATGGTAAGAAGCTTTCTAATTTAGAAGCCCAAAATCAAATATTCCTACCACTTTATAAGAAAGCAGTTCTGAAGACTCCAGCATTTGAGAAACTCAAGCTCTTTTATGAAAATTCGAAGCAAGATATCTATTTGATTGATTTTGAAGGATATGATCACCGATTTCTGGGTAAGACTTGGGATGATGTGATTAACAACATTGATATGCCAGTAGGGCAAGCTTTTGCTCTTTGCATGATTTTAGAGGGATATTTATGAGACCAAAATTATATATTGCTACCAAAAATTTGAGTGTTATGTTTCTTCTCGAAGATGGAAAAAATTTAGAACGCGAGGCTCGTCATTTTCTACATGAAGAAGATAAAAATTGTGTTCCTGGTCGAATAGTGATAAAGGAAGTGACATCGTTGGATGATGTTCCTACAGAGTGGATGAATGCTTGTCTTTGGGGAACTGACGATGAAATTACTCCAGAACAATTCTTGGGAGACGATGAGTACAAAGAATATTTGCGCCTCAAGAAAAAGTTCGAGGCATAAGTATGATTCACGTAACTGGGCCAGGATATAAAACTCCTGCTGATGTAGTTGTTGTTAATACGACCTCCAGATCAGATAACTGGAGTAAATCACTGAGTCCATTTTTTCTGGGCCCGACCGATCTGTATGCTGGATACAAATCTGTCAATATAGAAAATGCCTGGCAGTTTTCTAAGGTTTATGAATACTATCTTGAAGAAGATGGTTCAGTCGGTGAGCGATATTTCAAATGGGCTCAAGATGGCTGGAATGATACCAGGGCCCATCGATATCCTATGGGAAAAGGAGCGGTTCCGCTCTATTCTTATTGGGATGGTGAAAAGCTCTCTTACATAGAAGCTCGCAAGAAAATCTATATTCCACTGTATTCCAAAGCTGTTCAGCAAACTTCTGCATTTGGAAAATTGAAAAAGATGCATGAAGAAGGCCAAGACCTTTACTTATGGGATTTCGATGGTTACGATCACAAGGCTATAAATTTGACCTATGATCAAGTGATCAATGATCCTAATAAGAAAATGGGTCATGCCTTCGTGATTGCTATGCTGTTAGAGGGTCATCTATGAAAACATACAATTTTGATTCTAGAATTGTGGTTAGAGGAAAGTTTCATCCCTTCTTCACTACAGAACAAATCAAGAACGAACCAATGTTTTTCAACTGTGATTTGCAATTTTGCAGGAAACATGGCAATTTGATTACACAATCTTTTTTAGAATATTTGCCTGATGATTGGAAAAATTGCAATCCGGTTATAGATTCTAGAGTGCATATGCTAATGCCAGGCTGGTGTCCAGCAATTCCAGGATTTCATCACGATGATGTGCCGCGTTCTACTCCAACTGGTCAACCCAATTATGACAACCCTGAATATTACAGCGAGCATTTGACTGGAATTGTGAATGGAGAAATTGCTCCGACTTTGTTTGCGTTGGGCAAACACACTCTTCCTCAAGTTGATGGCATAATCTACAGAGTTTGGCACCCGATGGTAGAAGAACAGATTAGGGATGGAATTTTGAAACCTTTTGTGCTTGAATCTGGAGAGTATGTTCAGTTTGATTGGCAAAGCATGCACACAGCACAAAAAGCCAATAGCAGTGGCTGGCGTTGGTTTATCAGACTATCTCGAAAAACAGACCGCCAAAATCATGTGACGAATGAGATTAGACGGCAAGTTCAAGTGTATTTAGAAAATCCAACAGATGGATGGTAAAATGAAAGTCATAGCGAATTCTCAATCTGCCGAATGTTTAGTCAAATATCTTTCCATTTGTAATGAGCCACTTAAATCCCAACTTATTGTTGAAACCGGTTATATTTCCAAAATCGGAATGGATGAAAGCGCCTGGGAAGCTTTATCAGAATTGTGGCAAAAAGTAATTTGGGCTAGAACTCAAGGATTTATTGACGGTTGGGAAATGTCGAAATGATAACTATTGAAGAAGAAATAGAACACGTGATCCAGTTTTTGTCTCATCCTTGCGGATTTGAGGTGAGCTTATATGCTGTATTATCGATGAGGCCCATAAGTGAGGACATTAATCCTTCCAATTGGGAAGTGACTTGGATAGAAGTTTTAGATGGTCTCGAAATTGAGTCTTACAAAGAATTTTCCTCTTTACAAGAAGCCGCTCAATTCTTTGTAGAAAAACGTCGTTACATGCTTTTGGGCGCAGATTTTGAAAACATAAAGGATAATATTGATGAGTAACGTATTACTTGGAACAGCGGTTGCAGATGCTCTTGGTGTCCCCTTTGAAACTAAGTTGGCCAATTATGAACCATTAGTTGCTTGGGATGGCAAAAGCTTTTTGGGTAGCGAGCATCACAAACTCCAACCCGGTCAATACTCTGATGATACTCAGATGAGTTTGATGGTTGCAGAATCATTGCTTGAAAAACGCGGATTCGATCCAGAAGACTTATCTAAGCGCTATGTGGATTGGATGGTCTCAGGCCGTGCTAGAGGTTATGGCAAGACCACTTTGATGGCCGTACAGAATCTGATTCAGGGAAAGCATTGGAGTGAATCTGGTGTTCCTGGTTCCTACGGAAACGGGACGGCTATGCGTGCCGCTCCATTTGGCGTCTATTTCCGCAACGATTTGCCGACGCTAATCAAGATTTGCAAAATTGATAGTGCTATCACCCACGCCTCTGAAGAGGCTGAAGCTGGCTCCATCGCTATTGCCTTGGCAGCTGCTTATGCTGTCAATAACGATACGGATGATTTGCTGGAAAAGATCTGGCAAGCTCTACCATATAGCAAAGTGAGAAGCACCATTTTCAATTTAGACTCTTTGGTTGACTCTCCATTCATCACGGCCGAACAAGCCCTGCGAGTAATTGGGACTAAGGGAGATGTGAGGCAGACTGCGCCAGCAGCGCTATATTGCTTTCTCAAGTTCGATAATTACCACGAAGCAGTGATAGCATCTATTAAGGCTGGTGGCGACACAGATACTACAGCGGCTATTGTTGGGGCGCTATTTGGTGCCCAATTAGGAATACGAGGGATTGATCCTACTCTAGCTCAAGTAGTAGAGGACTCTGATCGGTTGATCAAGTTAGACAGTCAACTTTACAATAGATCTACCGGCTCTTTCTTAAAAGAAGGTGTATCATGAGTCAGGGTAGAAAAGTTGAAGATACTGATCTCGTAATCAAGTTTCCTAGCAAAGAATCCGCTGAGCATTTTGCATTATGGTTATGTGAGTCTGGTGAACAGCAGTATTGGGATTGGATGGAAACTGCTGAAGAAGACTGGCCGGGAGATATTACTGCTACCAGTTTCCATTATCATGGTGAAGAGGATGAAACCAAAGAACTGACTGATCCTGCTCGCTATAAAGAATTTATGTGCGATAATACGATCAGAACTACAATGGGGCGTTTGAGTAATGAACAAGAAGGTTAGTAAGTTTCCGCCCAAGAAACCAAATAATTCTCATATTCGCATTGCACAGCCTAAGAGAAACTGGTCAAGTTACCAGAAGGATATCTTCCGAGATATTGCCAAAGGTATTGGCCACACAGTCGTAATTGCACGAGCTGGTAGTGGAAAAACCTCGACTATCGTGGAGGGATTCAAATATCTTCCCAAGGGCAAAAAGACTTTAATGGTGGCTTTTAATAAGGCCATTGCAGAAGAACTCAAACAACGCGCTCCGTCCTATGTTGACGTGATGACTCTTCATTCTTTGGGTTTTCGTGCCATCAAGCAGAGCTTTGGTGAAGTTGTTTTAGAAAATGACAAGGCCCATCACCTCATCGCTACTCTTATTGGTGACGACAGAGATATGTGGGAAGTTAACCAAAGTATTGCTAAATGTGTTTCTTTATGCAAGGGATTTTTGGTTGATACTCCAGCCAAGATTGGTGACTTGATAGATAGATTTGGTATTGAGATATTTGACTATTCTCGTGACAAATTTATTGAATTGGTTATTAAGACTTTGGGGCTTTGCAAAAATACCAAGAAGGTTGTCGATTTTGACGACATGATTTGGTTCCCATTCGTCTATCGTTTGAATGTCGGAAAATTCGATGTAGTCTTTGTGGATGAGGCTCAAGACCTGAATCAAGCTCAAATTGCTATGGTTCTTTCGGCTTGCAAGATAGATGGCAGAATTATTGCAGTAGGTGATCCGGCTCAGAGCATTTATCAGTTCCGTGGAGCTGATAGTGAGGCAATTCCGAACTTTGTCCATAAATTGAGTGCCAAGACGCTGCCTTTGTCGGTGACTTATCGTTGCCCCAAGAAGGTTGTGGAACTAGCTCAGGAAATTGTACCTGACATCGTAGCGGCCGAGGACGCCAAGGACGGGACAGTGGAGGATGTACCCGTGGAACAAATTCTTAAATTAGTTAAAGCGGGGGATTTCGTCCTTTCTAGGACTAACGCCCCTTTGGTTAAATACTGTATGGCATTGCTTCGTGCAGGTATCCCAGCCAATATTCAAGGACGTGATGTTGGCTCTAATCTACTCTATTTTATCAAAAAGTCTAAAGCTAAAACCATTAATGCTTTCATTGATTATGTAAATTCCTGGAGAGAAATAGAGGTTAAAAGACTTCTTTCTGAAAAGAAAGATACAATGGTAGCTATCGATAAATCGGAATGTTTATTGAACCTCTGTGAAGGTACTTTAACCATTAAAGACCTAAAAGAGACAATAGAGAAACTATTTAACGATGTTGATGATTCTTCTAAAGTTATTTTTTCAACAACGCATAAGGCCAAAGGTCTGGAACGCAATCGTGTCTTTATTCTCACGAACACCTACCGATACGGACCAGGAGTCGAAGGAGAAGAAGCCAACCTCTGGTATGTTGCCGTAACTCGTAGTAAATCAGAGCTATATTTAGTTAGAAGAAACTTGCAGCAATAATTTTGCATTTAGTGGAGATGCTCCGCTTTAAAATGCTGGCTAGAGACATAAACTCTAACCCTACACAATATCGAACTTGGGTAGTTCCAAACACACCAGATTTCACTGGCCAATTCTACACTGGCTACAAATCCGGCGCAAATGCCTTTGTAGACGTTGTGGCTTATGCTATTAACGACGATAGTGTTATAGCCGATTTTGACCTTCCAACACCTAGTATGTGGAATCCTGTTCCTGGAGATTACACTAAAGATTATCCAATCCAGAAGAACCTGCCATTTCCAATAGAAGACTCCCAACTAGCCATCATTGATGGTTATGGCTACATGTTTGGTGGCAAGGTCACCAACAAGATATTTAAGGCAGAACTCAATAATCCAGCCGACTGGTTCGATACTGGAGCCGTTTTACCAACACCATTGTATGGTAGTTCTTTTGCCGTTGTTGACGGCTACATGTATTTATTTGGCGGGCATGACGGCTATGATGGTTATGATGGCTATTCCTCATTTGGCAGTTCTATCTTTTCAGCTCCAGTCAGCAATCCATTAAATTGGACTGACACTGGCGCCACTTTGCCAATCAAACTAGCTTATTCTAGTTTGGGCATGTATGATGGATACCTCTATTTGTTTGGTGGTCAACAAGGCAGTGGAGGTGGCGCCACCAATGTCATACTAACTGCTTCAGCGTCTAATCCATTGGTTTGGACTAATACGGGCCAGACAATTCCAAGTCCAGTTTATGGTTCTGTTTTGGCGCAAGTAGATGGTTATTGGATGTTGTACGGTGGACTGTTAAATCCAAATACACCAACTCAACAAATCTGGGATGCGCCAGTTACTTCACCAACATCGTGGATGTTAGATGGTTACTTACCATATCCAACAGCTCACGGTCAGTTCATTACGATGGGCAATGATGGCTACCTGATTGCACCAGTTGTAGGTGCAGCGCCCACAGGATTCACTCCTATACTACAATGTCATCTGGGCCAACCAAGCATGTTCATGGACACTCAACAAGTAGTACGTGGTGTTATTTCTCACTCTCAGGTTGCTATTATCTATGATAGAGTTTGGTTCTTCGGAGGCAGCGGTTCGACCTCCATGTTTGCATGCAATCAAATATTGAAGTATCCTTTGAATAGTCCAGTGGTTCAAGCTTATGGACAAATAACTCGTGTACTATTACCGGCAACTGATAATTTAGATAATCCATACCAAGCACTATGTTTTCCTTATTGGAAGACAGATTACGTCTTGTAATTTTACAAATACGGCAGACTTGACTTTCTGCCCACAATGATTAGGCTTTTAATATGAGAGACCACGAAATGAAAGAGGCGGCTGAAGCCCGTGCCTCCCAAGAAGACCCTATTGTAATGTACCTGATTGTTCATGAATCGCTGAACATGAGTATAGGTAAAACGGCTGCACAATGTGCCCACGCATCTTCGATGTTGATGATAGAGTACTTTGATTTAAAAACCGATTCTTCCAAACTTCATAAAAAAATTGTGTCTGATGTTTCTTATCAATGCGAAGAAGGAGTATATCCAGAGTGCGATCTTGATAAGAAAAATTACGCAGAAATGTCTCGCAAACTTTCCATTTATGGTGAGTGGATGAAATCTTCTTTCCGTAAAGTTGTGCTTCGAGCCTCTGACAAAGAGTGGGAAAGGCTCAAGGAAGAATTCAAAGATTCATCTTTAATAGTGAGAGACGCGGGTTTGACAGAAGTTGCACAAGGCAGCGAGACGGTTATAGGTCTTTGGCCAATGCGCAAAAGCCAAGTTTCCAAAACTGTCAGGCGTTTGCAAGTTCTCAAATAATCTGAAATTATGATTGTAGTCAGAAAGACCAAAAATCGAGGGCTAGGAGTCTTCGCCACCCAAACAATTAACAAGGGTACTCTTATCGAATGTTGCCGCGTTATTGTTGTACCTCGCACCGAAATCATCATAAATGGTACTGCCTCTGTTATGAGGCACTACGTTGTTGAGTGGGAAAGCAAAATTGCTGTTCCAACTGGATTTGGTTGTTTCTACAATCACTCTTACTCACCAAATGCTATTCACATCAAGCACATTAATTTATCGGAAATGCATTTTCACGCACTGAAAGACATTTTACCGAATGAAGAAATCACCATCAATTATGGTGGGGTTCCAAGCTATACGGACCCTTTATGGTTTGAGGTAAAGGATTCATGAGTAAGCCATTTAAGATCAAAGAAATCAAGCCAAGAATATTTTTGTTTGAATTCAAAAGTCACTATGATATGTGCATGTATTTCTTGCGCTATCAAGAATTTTATGAAAGTCCATCTCCAAAATTCAGAAATAAAAGTTTCACCATCTTTGAATTCATGAGATGGTATTCTTTAAAGTACGGCAAGGGTTCTTTTACCTACCCTTACGATTGGGATGGGTTCAATATTCCAGGCGAAATCATTGGCAAAGTTTGGGATCTTGGAATTGAAGACAAGAACTTTTATGACGTTGAAATGCATGAGGCTTGGCAGGAATGTAAAGCCAAAGCCGATGGAAAGAAGTTCTATATTATTGGCGTGGTTCGTGGCAATAAGGCCCTCAGTCACGAAATTGCCCACGGCCTCTTCTATTTACATTCTGAGTACAAAAAAGAAATGACTCGTCTAGTTAAGGATATGGATCCGATAATTAGGCACACAGTCAACGTAAACTTGAAGAGGTTAGGATATACTCCAAAGGTTTATATTGACGAGGCTCAAGCTTACATGGCAACTGGTCTCTCGGAATCTTTTGGCCAAGACAAATGGGCTGAACATCGCAAACCTTTCAAAGAATTTTTCAAAGCCTTTTCGAGGAAAGTAAAATGACAAAGACACAAAAATTACAACAGAAAATGCAAGATATGGAAGCCAAAGAAAAGCGGCTCTTTAATGTTTTAGGGGAGGATCAGGCCCTTACTTACCTAATTTCTGAGGCGGAAAGAGATATCAAAAATCTCGATAAAGAAATTCAAGATGAAACAAATTTTGCTAATGAGAACAGGACTGGCGCTTATCAATCAGCTGGGCAAGAGGCTCGCAGAACGGCTAAGCATCTGAAGAAAGACAGGCTGCCGCTTGTCAAAATATTGAAGCTTCTCAAACAAGTAGAAGCGATGAGGAAAAAGTTTAGAGGATAATCAAATGAGCAACGATAGTTTGGGCGATAGAATGAAGTCTTATGAGGATTCTTATAGGACTCACCTCCCTATTAGAATGCCAGTTATCCTTCGTGTTGATGGCAAAGCTTTTCACACCTACACCAAGAACAAGAAAATCGATGGCAGTTCAATTGGATTTCCAGTTGATGAAGGTTTGGTAAAGTGTATGAACGAAACCGCTATAGCCCTATGTGAAGAAGTTCAGGGCTGTCAGATTGCTTATGTTCAATCAGATGAGATTTCCTTGCTATTGAATGATTACAAGGAGCTTGCAACTCAACCATGGTTTGATAACAATCTTCAGAAAATGGTCAGCATTTCTGCCGCTATAGCTTCAGTTACTTTTACTGATCGTTCTTGGCAAATTTGGGGAATCGATTATTCTGAGGAACTTCCTCAGTATTTCACTGTTCCGGCCTTCTTCGATGCCCGAGCTTTTATTCTCCCTAAAGAGGAAGTGGTTAATTACTTTCTATGGCGTCAACAAGATGCCACTCGAAATTCAGTACAAATGTTAGCTCGTTCATTATATTCCCACAAAGAATGCACTGACAAGAATAATGCCGAGCTTCAGGAAATGTGTTTCCAAAAGGGTGTCAATTGGAATAATTGTCCAACCTCTCAAAAACGAGGTCGTTGCATTGTAAAAACTAAAACTATGAAAAAGGGACGCAATCCCAAGACTGGTGAAGTTTTTACAGCGGAGCGAAATGAGTGGGTGGTAGACAACGAAATTCCAATTTTCTCACAAGACAGGCAATACATTGAACAACTTATCTAAGAGTCAGATTAGACGAGAGAGAAAACAAAGGCGCAGTAAACAGCGAAATCTTAATAGACAACTTAAGAAAAAGCTATTTGGACATTTGCATATTGCGCCCTGTTATTATTGCAGGTTAATTTTTCTGATAGATGAATTAACTATAGAGCACATAATTCCACTATGTTTAGGTGGAACCAATGAGCACTCCAATATAGCACTAGCTTGTCAGCCGTGTAATAATGCACGTGGCAAAGAAGCCTGGTTCCAAAAACAAGAAATCAATAAGAAGAATTATGAACAATATCACGCCTAATGTCATATCTAAAATTGGCAAAGAGCTATACAAGAACAATGCGCACCCTTTGTGTATTGTCAAAGAAAGAGTTTTCGACTATTTCGATGATTTGGCCAGGATCGAGATCGAAAGTCCCTACGTTCCTATCGAGTATAATTTCGATAGGCTACGTGTACCTCAAGACCATCCTTCTAGACGTCCCACAGACACATACTACAAAGATGAAAAGACTTGTTTGCGCACTCATATGACTTGTTATCTATACCCTCTTGGTAAGTCTGAAACGGGCCAAAGTAAGCTCAAGTATATTACCTGTGGTGACGTCTATAGGAAAGACGCTATCGATGCGACTCACTATCCTGTTTTCCATCAAATGGACGCCTTCTGTATTGTGAGAGATGAAGTAGATGTTAAGAAAGATCTAAGAAATAGGCTAGCTGGGCTGGTAAAATATCTGTTCGGTGACAAAGTAGAATACAAATTCTTAGAAGACTCTGAACACAAGGACATTTATTTTCCATTCACTGTAGATTCCCTAGAAGTAGTTGTTAAGTTCAAGCCAGAAGATGGTGAGGAAAAAGAGTTAGAAATCCTGGGTGCGGGCACCGTCCATCCAGATATAATGAAAGATTTGGGGCTTCCTAACAAAAAGGCTTGGGCTTTTGGTTTAGGAGTAGAAAGATTGGCTATGGTTCTATTCGATATCCCAGACATTAGATTGTTTTGGAGTACGGATGATCGTTTCTTAAGTCAATTCCAACCGGGCAAGATTACCAAGTTCGTACCATATTCGAAGTATGCGCCCTGTTACAAGGATATTTCATTCTTTACTAGTGATAAGTTCTCGTATAACGATATGTGCTCTATCGTCAGGGACGAAGATAAGCTCAACTTTGTTGAGTCCATCACCCTGATTGATGAGTTCAAAAACAAAGGACGCACATCACAGTGCTACAGAATCATGTATCGCTCGATGGACAGCACTTTGAAAAATTCCGAAATTAACAAAATACAAAAATCTATTCGTGAAAGATTGAAAAAAGAATTAGAAGTTGAGATTAGATAATGGAAAACAAAGAAACCTTTCAGGCTCGAATACAGCCCTATTTTAGCCCTTCAGATCAATTAGATGTCAAACTCGCTTACTGTCTAGCCAAATTCGGGCATCGTGCCCAGACTAGGAAAGAACTAACGGACGGTAAACCAACCCGTTATTTCGAACATGTACGAAGAGTGGCCATCGTTATGATGGATGAAATGAAGATCATGGACAAGGATATGATCATTTCTTGTCTTCTCCATGATGCTGTAGAAGACACTCATGACCTGACACCTGAGTTATTGGAACACTGCTTTGGAAATGATGTTATTTCCATGGTCAAGCTTCTCAGCAAGGTGCCCAAAGAAGGATACATTGAGAGAATCTCCAATTGCAATAATTGGAAAGTGTTAGCAATCAAGGCTTGTGATAGAGTCGACAATCTTCGTTCTCTCATGGTGCCTGGTACTGAGTTAGAATTTCAGAAGAAACAAATCAAAGAAACGAAAGAAAAATACTTTCCTGTCTTCGATAAATTGGTTACTTTATGTCCGCCCGAATATATTTCTAATGTTTCTGTTGTTCGAGATGAAATCAGAAGATTAATTGAGCGATATAGTACAATTATCGAGTTACAGGAAGGAACGGTCGCATGACATGCATTGTTGGTCTCGTAGATAAAGGTGATGTATATATTGGTGGTGATAGTGCTGGTGTAGCTGGTTTGTCTCTTTCTATTAGAGCAGATGAGAAAGTATTTGGTAATGGTCCTTTCATTATGGGTTTTACCTCTTCTTTTCGTATGGGCCAACTGCTTAGATACAAGTTTTCTCCTCCTGCACAAACCGTTCATCAGAACGATATGGAATATATGGTGACTAGCTTTATTGATGCCGCTCGCCAATGCTTCTCTGGTAATGGTTTTGGTGACAAAGATGCCACTGTGGGTGGTACGTTCTTAGTGGGATACAAAGGTGCGCTGTATACAATTGAAGGTGACTATCAGGTAGGTATTCCCAAGCCTTCATATGATGCAGTGGGTTGTGGCTCTGATTTGGCACTTGGCGCTATGTTTGCTACCGAAGGATTGAAGCCAGAACAGAGAATCACGATAGCATTAGAGGCAGCCTCCACTTTTAGTGCTGGCGTGGCTCCTCCCTTCACTATTTTGAAGCTTGCTGGTGACCATCCTAAGAAGAAGGCGTCCAAAAAGGGCGGAAAATAATAAATTTGACGTGGGCTTGACATGGCCTGCGTCAGACTTACAATGGAGAGTGATGGCGGGATACGTGTATCTTACGTCACCCATTTTTAACTACCCTGCACTTACCCAAGGTGAGAAATGCCTAATCAACGTATTAAAGAGCTTGAAACCAAGATTTTCCAAGCTCGAACTGATTATTACAACCATCAACCAACCGTTTCCGACAAGGTATATGATGCCTGGGTCGATGAATTACGCACTTTAGACCCATCCAATAAAGCCGTTACCGCTGTTGGCGCACCCGTAGTACCTTCTGAATGGCAAAAAGCCAAGCATCAAATCCCTATGGGCTCCTTGAACAAGGTTAATACGCCCGCTGAGTTTAGTAAGTGGAGGGAAGATACTTATCCCGATGGAAAGCTTTTGGTAACTGAGAAGCTCGATGGACTTTCTATCGAAGTGATTTATGAAAACGGAAGTTTGGTTCAGGCCATTACCCGTGGTGACGGTGAGACTGGTGAGGATATTACTTCTAACGTAGTCAAGATGGGCGGGGTTCTATCTCATCTGAAAGATAAGTTTACTGGTTCTTTGCGTGGTGAAATCATCATGTTCAAGAGCACCCATAAACAATATTTTGCTGATAAGGCTAATCCACGCAATGCTGCCTCTGGTACCAGCAAGCGTTTGGATGGTGTGGGAGTGGATAAGCTTAACATCCTCTTCTATCAAGCTTTAGGTGATGTGGATTTTGGGAATGAGCAACTTCAGTTTGTATGGCTAGTGAACCAAGGGTTGGATACTCCCAATTGGTGGGTAGTAAAGACTGATGATGATGTCAATAAGTTTTGGCGCAAATATCAAGATGAGAATCGTGATAAGCTTGATTATGATATTGACGGCTTGGTTATTCGTGTTGACAATATGGCGAAGCAGTTGGCTTTGGGTGAGAAAGACCTTCGACCTAAAGGTGCCATTGCCTTCAAGTTCGATAATGAGGCTCGTGAATCTGTTCTCCGTGACATTGTATGGCAAGTTGGTAACAGTGGGCGTTTAACTCCAGTGGCAACAGTGGACCCCGTTCAACTAGTAGGTGCTACTGTGACCCGTGCAAGCCTTTACAATCAATCTTACATCGAAGAACTGGGTCTAGACATTGGTGCAACTGTTCTAGTTGCCCGTGCCAATGACGTAATTCCTCGTATCGAAGAAGTGATTAAGGGTGTTGGTAGTGTCGCTAAGGCTCCCAAGCACTGTCCTGAGTGTGGTGGCTTCACCAAATTCGATGGTGAGAACCTAGTTTGTACCAATACAGAGCACTGTCGAGCACAGATCATCGGCCGTATCAAGAACTGGATCAAGGAACTCAACCTCTTAGAGTGGGGTGATACCTTGGTGGAGAAGCTTGTGGATGCCAAAAAGGTTAAGAATGTGGCCGATCTCTATCTTCTCAAGGTGGATGACATTGCCAATTTGGACCGACTTGGCGAAAAGACGGCCAAGAAGTGCTTAGATATCCTTTGGTCCAACAAGAAAGTTCCTTTGGAGGTGTTCTTGGGAGCCCTAAGCATCCCAATGATTGGTCAAAGCACCATCAAGGCCATTATGAATGCTGGCTGTGATGACCTGACCAAGTTCGGTCAATTGGGCGCACCACAGTTTGAGCAGGTTCCTGGTGTGGGTCCAACCAAGGCCAAGTTCCTCGCTGATGGTTTGAGACATAATCAGAACCTCATCCGGTCTCTGTTAACCAACGGAGTCGAAATCAAAGACAAGGTATTCGGTACTTTGACTGGTAAATCGGTGTGTTTTACAGGCTCTATGAAGAACAAACGTCCTGTTTTGGAGAAGATGGCCGCAGATGCTGGTGCGGATGTTAAGGGATCTGTTGGTAAGGGTCTTACGTACTTGGTTATTGCTGACCCATCCAGTACATCGTCTAAGGCGCAAGCTGCTCGCAAACTAGGAACTACACTAATATCGGAGGATGACTTCTTAGATTTAGTGAAATAACGGTGACAAACTTGTGGCTAATGAGCATATGGAAAGATATTAAGTATGAAGGATAAATATCTTTGGTTTACTGACACTCATTTAGACAAAGTGATGCCCTGGACCCTTACCCGCTTCCTTGCTCACCTTCGTCATGAGAAACCAAAAGGTATCTTTCTTACTGGCGACATCTCCAATGGTGCTTTAACTCCATTGCATCTTCGGGCATTAGCTACTTCCGTTACCTGTCCCATATACTTTATCTTGGGAAATCACGATTATCACTTCACTTCGATTGAAAAGCAGCACGATACGATTAGGAAATTGTGCCAAGACCACCCTAATCTTGTTTGGGTAACTGATAACGGGGTCATTCATCTCAGTGAAGAGGTGGCTTTGATTGGAACCGAAGGCTGGTACGATGCTGAAGAGGGTAAGCCAGAGTACCTCAAACTGACATTCGATTGGTTTTTGACTAAGGACTTTCGAGAATTGCCAGATATGAAGTCTAGAATTAAGTTTTGGCGCAAGCTAGCTGACGAAAGTGCTAATGATATTGCTGACAAATTAGAAAAAGCAATAGAACAAGATTACAAAACTATCTATCTCATGACTCATTTCCCACCATGGAAAGAAGCTACTCGTGATATAGGAACTTTTATGGAGAAGTTTTGGTTACCATATAATACTAATCTACGACTTGGAAGAGTTATAGAAAAGATTATGGAAGACCATAAGAAAAGATATGTAACTGTTTTAGCTGGCCATACTCACAACGATTGTTGGATTCACGTGGCTCGCAATGTCGATTGCAAAGTTAGCAAGGCAAAATATTACGGTGAAACCAGAAACGAAGAACATATCTTTATTTGAGGATTTATGACTGACGATTTATTTTATGATGAGTTTGACGACCTGACATCCGATGAAATCGATGAAATTCAAGGGGAAATCTTTGATATAGAGTCTGAAGGAGGCATCATTTTAAACTCCAACACTAAAGATCCTGTAAGGGTTTACTATTTCGTTGGCCAATACAACGATAACAATATGGATCCAGATTCGATTGTTATTAAGTCTGGTGATTATAGGGTTCAACTTGATGAAGATTGTGTTTGGGTTCGGACTCCAACTAGAGAGTTTGATTTGCCTCTTAATATGCAGTTAACAGATTTTCTAGAGATACAATCTCCAGTAGCTATCATCGTCAACAAAACTAACATTGGTGACATGGTTGATGCAGTATCTAATAAAACGTTGAAAATAAATTCAGATTCAGAAGCTTTTCAAAAGCGGGTTCAACGATTGGAAAGTTTGCTTGTCTTTAGTTGATGAAAATGAAGTGCCCACGTGCGTTTTATGAATCGCAGGCAAGATTATTTGATATAGGATATTGTATGAAGAAATTAATTTTAGCAATATTTATGTGTCTAGGTTTAATGGGTTGTGTTGACGAAGCCTATACGGTTGCGCCAGAATATGCAAATGTTCGGACGGGAACCTTTGAGTATTGCGATGACTACGGTTGTCGCTGGATTTCTGCCCCATACTATTATTCAGGTGGTGAGCTATTCTATATGGATGCTCATTTTGGCTGCTGGATTGGTCCTCGTGGTTATTGGCTAAGTGGAGTGTGGCATCCAGGTTTCTATCCAGGTTATCATGCTTGGTACCATAGTGGATGGTACCACCGTGGTGGATATCGCGGTGGTTGGCGTGGTGGCTATGGCGGATTCCGTGGAGGATTTCATGGAGGGTTCCATGGTGGCGGGCATGGGGGCCATCGTTGATTGACCTTTTGATCTGTGTATTGGCTATCTATGGCCTAGCTTTCCTCATCAAGGATAGTGATGGACCATGGGGAATTATGAATTGGATGCGTCGCACTTTGATGGGCATCAAGTTTGTTGACGTCTTTTTCTTTAAATTGTTTGAATGCTACTTTTGTGTAGGCTGTCATTGTGGTTGGATTGTTTATTTATTGAGCCACCACACTTGGCACTGGCAATTTTTTATATTGTGGACCCTTGCCGGTGGCGCAATCAGCCTTATAATGGACGCATTATTGGCTCGATTGCATCGTGAATAATACTACATTCTCGTATGAGAAGATGGTTAATTGTTCTAAGTTTATTATTATGCAATTGTGACGGCCAATTTTGGCTGACTCCTATTGGACATCGTGCATTTTATCGAAGCAAAAACGGACAGTTATCTTGTTACACAAATAATTGTTGCTGGCCATATAAAGAGAAATTGATGATTTGCACTGAAGCCCATCTTGATGATGTCGCCGTGTCAATAAAATTCGTTCCTGAAAAGTAATTTTTGTCGAGAAAAAGTTTAATTCATGTCATTTAAAAGTGAAGATGAGACAGTAGCATTACGGGAGCGTAGTGGTACTGTTCAGATCAATAGTAGACTGGTCAGTTTCCTTTATGAATTAATGAGGGATCACTTACCGGTAGGCATAGTCGAAGAATTAGTTCAAGCATCAAAAGAACCTGACGTTACTTATACTAACGGCTGGCTCGCTAAGTATGCACAAGATTTAGCTAATCGTTTAAAAGATCAATAAGAGGATAATATGGCGTTAAAGACCTTTGATGAGGGGAAGGAACCCTCGTTTCCATCTAACTATGAAGTAACTGTACGTACCACACTCAACTTCACAGACGTGATGAAGAACAACAACAAGTTTTACAATCTAGAAGTTCAGGTTGCCAAGAGTGGCGAAGCTCGTATCTATACACAATACGGTCGAGTTGGTGGAACTGTTGCTAAAGAATATCGCATTGCTGATGATCGTGCCCACGCTGAAAAGGAAGCTGGCAAGATTATCAACAGCAAAACTAAAAAAGGTTATGTGGAAGTCAAGCTTGTCAAGGCTGACGTGGGCTCTGATGTGGGTAAGTCTAAGGTAGATAATACTGCTGTGTCAGTAGACGCCCTTAAGAAGGCCGGTGTACAGGTCACAGAAGAGCCTGCATCGGTCAGCAAACTACATTCAGAAGTCCAAGACTTGGTTAGAACGTGGTTCGGTGTTACGCAGGAGTTCATTGAATTGAACCTCGACACCAAGAAGTGCCCACTAGGTCAACTTTCTTTGGATCAGCTAACTAAGGGTCGTGATATTCTTGAGGAAGCTCGTAAGATTATCCACATGGCCAAGCCTGATCAGAAGGAGCTGAACAAGCTAACCAACCTTTACTACTCCAACATTCCTCACAATTTCGGTTATCGTAAGTTAGATGCCGATGCTTTGCGCCTAGATGCTGACGATAAGCTCGATAAGGCTTTCGACATTCTAGATGTTTTCAGTGATGCTAAGAATGTTCAAGCCGTTATCTCCAAGAAGAGCGCAGTTGATTCTCAGTATGCAACTTTGAATGCTGAGTTGGAGTTCGTAGATCCTAAAGATCCTACCTGGAAGTGGATCGATGCAATGGTTCATGAGACCAGGGCAAGCAATCACGGTTCCTTGGGCAAGTTGAAGACTCATAAAATCTTCCAAGTTAAGCGTAATGGTGAAGATAAGCACTTCATTGAAACCGCTGAACGCATTGCCAAAGAATGTGGTAGGTTTGTGCCATCTGATGTCTATGCTTCTTTGGTTAAGAAACGTCCAGATGTTCCCAAAGCCTTACAAGACCTCTACCAAAGAGCTAACGTATTGCCTGGCTGGCACGGAACTCGTCGAGCTAACATGATTGGTATTACTACCAAGGGATTGTTGATTCGTCCATCTGGTGTTATCCATGCTGGCAGCATGTATGGTGATGGTATTTATTGGGCTGTTCATAGCACCAAGTCCATCAACTATTGTGATGTCAAGGGCTCTTATTGGGCACAAGGCAGCAACAAGACCGCTTATTTGTTCTTAGGTGATGTGGCCTTCGGTAATCAGAAGATTGCTGGCGGGTCTCATATGTATACCAAGAACAATATCAAACCAAACCACTCTGTGTGGGCTAAGTCTGGTGGATCTTCTGGATTGTACAACGATGAGTTGATTACCTACACTGCCACTGGTCCCGAGCAACAACACGCTATCCGCTATATCATTGAATTCGAAACTCAGGTGAAGTGATGCCTCGCTATATTGTTAAGTTGACTGAAGACGACAAGTCTTGGTATATGGAATGGTCTACTGTCGTAGATGCTCCTCGCACTTTCGGTATGTCTTTGGAAGAATTCAAAGAATATTATAAGGAGGAGTACGGCCGGTCTTCATTGCAAGAGCTTGAGGACAGACTCAAACGTGTTGAGGAAAGAGGAACTAGCTGTATGCTTGATAAATCGGCTGAGGATACTATTTCCTGGAACCGAGCTGGCAAAGACGAAACCAATCTTTCCATAAAACAAATCATTGATTTCTACTGTAAATTGCCAGAACTCAAAACTGATGAAGAGTTTAAGGCTTATGAAGAAACCAAACCAAGAGGCAAGAAACATGGTTGAAATATTGCAGGGAGAATTAGTTTACCTTTTCGAAGGTCGTGGCGACGTTGATCAAACTGAAGGCCGTGGCGGCACTCGATGTGTTGGATGGTATCTTTCTCGTAAAGATGCTGAAAACGCCGTTAAGAATGAAGGTGTAATGGGTACACCTGGCTATGTCAAATCTCATCAGGCACTTGCTGTACGAATGGATAATGGCGATTTTCAATACTACAAAATTGAAAAGCTGGAAGTTGAAACTGTGGAAACCGCTCGTCAACGTGCGCTGGCCAAGCTAACTCCAGAAGAGAAGAAATTATTGGGCTTATGATTGAAATAGTAACGGGTGATCTTTTCGAAGCCACTGAAAAATATCTTTGTCATCAATGCAATTGTGTGACTAACAAGGCCGCACACTTAGCAAAAGATATGTTCGAGAAGTTCCCACATTCTGACATCTACACTGCACGCACCGAAGCTGACAAGCCCGGTCATATCATCATTCGTGGTGATGGTCAGAATGAAAGATTCGTTGTCGCTTTACTCGGTCAGTATTATCCCGGTCGACCAAAGTACCCTCTTTCCAATTTAGATGGTTCTGCGGTTCGCGAGAAATACTTCTACCGTTGCTTGCTGCGCCTGGCCAAAGTGCCCGACTTGGAAAGTATAGCATTCCCCTGGCGCATTGGGTGCGGTGCGGCAGGTGGTGATTGGGAACATTACCTTGGCAATATTACTAACTTTGCTCAATATGTTGGTGAAAAAGGAGTCAAAGTGCGTATTTACAGGCGTGAGGGAGACGAGTAATGTCCAAAGCATACATATCGAACAAGTCAGTGGGTAAACTCATATCAGAAACACAAGACAAAGCTCTTGCCCGTTTAACTATAGATCCTACGCTACTCTTCGACTATTATGTGTCCCTCACGGTTTACGATTGTGGTGGAACCTGGCAAGCCTGGTTGGATTATGGAAAATCAGGCGAGAAACCTACACACGAAGTTGTCGTTGATGGCCGAGAATATGTAGAAGGTAAAACGTTGCGAGGAGCTATTATCAAGTTGCGAAAACAAGTCCTTGATAAAGATATCTCGATCTCAATAAGGAGACACAAGTAAATGGCAATCAAATTCTATCGTACCAAAGACCCTTATGGTTTCCTTGGAAACTATTACCGAGCCCGAATGTTCATTTATGGGCGCTGGTGGAATTGGAATGAACAGCCTTACCAGGCCGCTAAGACTACCGTTCAATCTGAGATTGATGCTATCTGGGCGGCTCCGAAGGCCAATGAGTCTCGCCTTTTGGGACAAAAAGTAACCATGCGCCCCGATTGGGATCAAGTCAAACGTCAGGTTATGAAAGAGTGTTGCATGGCTAAGTTCTTGCAACATCCAGAATTGCGTAAGCAGCTAATGGAAACTGGTGACCAAGAACTTATTGAAGACTCCCCGGTAGATTGGTATTGGGGAATTGGCGCTGATGGTAAAGGCCAAAATGTGCTCGGCCAAGTTTTAATGGAGATTCGAGAGGAGTTAAAAGGTGAGTGAATTAGCTCTTAGATTTTTACAGCTTGTTGAAGATACTAAAAATCTATGTAAAGAAACTGGTTGCAGCATAGGTCTGATCAAAGCTATCCCAGAGTCTATTTATGAGGAAGTAAGGCCATTTTTAGAATGTGGATGTCTAGATTATGTTGAATTAAATGAAGATGGCAAGAAACTTTTAGAGTCACCTCCCGCCCCTTGACTTTTATTTTTAAAGATACAAATTACACAAATTAGGAGAAATTACAATGGCAAATTTAGAAGATACAGTTCGTTCAGTCGTGCAAGATTTTATCAAGAATGAGGTTTTGTTTACGGCATTGGACGTAAGCAATGCGGTCAAACAGGCACTTCCACACGCTAAGCATCGTGAAGTGAGAGACGTGGTTCGTGCAATGTTCACCACAGATATCGAGACCCAAGGTTGGGCTCGTACACCAATCTCCGTTACCTTAGCAGATGGTTCTCAGGCTGATGCCCTATTGTATCATCCATTGGTTGATTCCTGGGATTTGGATGCCAAGTATGATGACCAGAAGCGCAAGTCTTTTGCTTTCCGTCCAGCCGCTGCTGCCCAAGCAACGCTTGCTCGGGCACAAGCTCAAGCACAAACCGTTCCTGCCCCAGCACCAGTTCCAACTGTTGTTCCAGCTCCAGCTGCTCCAGCTTCAGCACGCTCAATGTGGGATAATCTTTTCAAGACACAACCGTCTATCTTCCCAAAGAAGTAATCATGCAAGCTAAAATGCAGAGCAGGATTAAGTCTGTCAAAAGACTTCCTGACGATTCGACTGTAGAATTGGAATTCATGGGTAAAGTGACCAATACTACACTCATCAATGCCAAGGATATCAAAATGACCGCTAGTCTATCACTCAAAACTGCTCTGGCCGACCAGATCAGAGTTGGTTCCGTGATTACAATCACTCTAAGTGATGAAGAGCCAGAAAAGGTTGACTGAAATGGGAAGCGTTTACGTTGTAGTTGCTACACGCGATGAAGAAATTGAAAATTGTGAAACCTTTGCCGGTGTGCAGTCAGCATTAGGCAGAGCTTTCCAGTTAGCTACCAACAAGGCTGGTAGTGTCAATAGTGATTGGGTTATTACCTCACCCAGTGAAGAGACAATGCCTGATGGCTCCATTCGCTGGACTTTCATGGACACATCTAAACAAAAGGTCATGGTTTTCTATCGCAAGATTGAGGAATCTCTTTTGTCTCAGAAGGACCCCATGAGTTTCTTGGGTGGTCTTAGCAATACCAAAGATGTTCCAAGAGATGTAGTGCCAGCAGGTCATCTTGATCCGATGCAGAGTTCTTTTTCAAGTAAGTACTTTGTAGTGACACTCGTGCCTCCATATGAATTTATGGATCCTACCTTACCTGTTGGATGGTTTCTTGATAACAAGCCAGCTGTAATGCAGGATTTACTCAATCGACCCTTTGACGTTAAAGATCCTGCATGGCTCTCTGATGATCAAAAATGGGCACTGGTAACGGCTCGTGTGCGCAAATCTCCAGGGTTCCTAACTGATATTGGTGGTGGCCTCAATCAGCAAGAGTCTCTGCTTGAGTTTAAGAACAAAACTCTAGATGGTGAATTGATTAGGGACGAAGAGATCGATGGCCTTCACGAACTTCGTGAAGCTCTAATAAACGATACTGACCACGCTTGATTATCGCTTTTCTGATTTGGTTACTTCTTGTTGACCGGCTCTAAAATCAGGAATAACTGTCATCGTCTGTTGAAGACGAGGTGGTGGCAATTGTGCTGAGACTGGTGGTTCAATCAAAGGATGTTGGACCATGAATTGTCTAGTGCGCGTGGCTAAAGCTTTCAATCTATCCAAGCTACGCATTTCAGGATGTTGTAGCATTGGGCCAGCTGTAAAATCTACATTGGTCAGTAGTAAGTGTTGCTTAGCCAGAAAATCTAGGTTGTCTATGATGGAGCTGCTAGGTTTTTCCAAAACTAGTTGAACCAATTTTTTAGCGCCATCATATGGCTTCTCTCTGTTGAGTTCCCTAATGATTGCGTGCAGTTCTTGATAAACTTTGATCAGCATCTTCATCATTTTGGCGTCAAGTTGTCGCTCTCTCAACACAACTATTTCCCCACCCAATTCGCCAGTTATAGCACGAAGAGAGTCATGAAGTTGTTCATAGAATTTGTCCAATAAGGCGCGTTGTGTTTTATATGCTACACTAGGGGCAGGTAATTGGCCAGTAATTTCATCAGCCAATGACACAAATTGGTCAATCATTTTACAGACTTTTTCATGGGACATAGGGCACCTAAAGTAATATGAAATTATTCAATAGTATCCAAGAATTGTGGGAATACTGCGAGTTTTGTCCACTCTGCTCTAAAAACTGTCGTCCCGTAGATATATCTGTCGGACCTGATATGGTTTTTAAGCTTTCTTCTTTTCAAAAGAATAGCGATAGTTTAGATTTGCACTGCTCATTTGGCAATAAATCAAGCGTATATTTATTGGATTATTCCATCAATTGCATGGATAATACGTTTGATATACAAGTTTCGGACGAGACAATTATTGAACCGGTTCATGTTGCCAAGAGCAAAAGAGTAAAAGAGGCTTATTTTTTCTTTTATGTCCAAGGAATTTGTCCAGAATGTGAATGTTCGACGGCAAACAGCTTTGATTTAGAGTTTGACATGTTAGAGAGAAGAGTCGTTAACATTGGATTAGAGCGCGAAACCTTTAGTCTATATGGAAAAGATGAACAGTTCTACGTTACACTTTCTCATGATAGAAATGTAATGTTGGTTAGTAAAATTCACCAGTCTAACAAGAAGGATGGCAATTTCATTTTCGGGCCACCTCTAGAACTTCCCTTAGTTAACTTAAGCTTATCTGATCTAGAAAAAGCAATCAACAAAATCAAGACGCTCATTTTATTTAGTTGAGGTAATCCATGTCTACTTTTAGTGAAGCTAATCAGGTTCGTCTCGCCCTGAAAATGAAATTATCCCAGTACTCGTGGTATAGTTCCAGCAGGATTTTTCCAGTTGATGATGGTTTTGGTATCATTGTTGGTGTCAGACATCTAGACAACTCAATTCGTAAACTGGTGGCACCAGTTATCGATGGTATTACAGTTAAAACAGAGTTAGAATGAAGATTCAACGTATTTCAGATAAGTTTGTTAGGAATTTCAAAATGCGCATTTGCCACATTAGTGACACACATGGACAATTTCCAAGACTGTATGGGCGCTACGATGTAGTTGTTCATACTGGAGATCTGTTCCCGAATAGTCACAATGTTGGCCAAAACTTGGCAAAAGAGCAAGCCTTTCAGCTTCAGTGGCTGCGTGATTCCATGGGTGAGATTAAACAGTGGCTACAAGGGCGCACGCTCTTATATGTCCCAGGTAACCACGACTTTTTGGATTCCAGTTTGATGGAATTCGAAATGCACAAAGCTGGTCTGGAAGCCTTTGATCTAACAGATAAAATGCTTTCCTACAACGACGTCAACTTTTTTGGATTCCCTTATGTTCCCGCCATCAATGGTATGTGGAACTATGAGAGGGAGATTCCTGAAATGGAAAAAGAAGTAGAGAAGTTAGTGGCAGCATGTAACGATCAACACATCGATGTGCTGGCTTGCCACGCCCCTCTTTACAAGAGTCTTGATCTTTCTATGGGCAATCAGATTTTGGGTAGCTCCGTAATCTCTAATGCCCTGGATTACAAGGTTGCAAGGGACATGATGCCCTCCTATTATCTGTGCGGTCATATCCATGAAGCTAATGGAATAACTGTGCGTAATGGTATGGTAATTAGCAACGCTGCTACTACTAGGCATATAATCGAGGTTTAATATGAAAGTCAAACCTAAAGAAGTATTGGTTAACGTTCCGGTGGTGCTGCTCTTTGATGACAAGGACAGCATCCCGGAATTGGCCAGTAATTTCAATACCTTTTTGCATGGAAAGGTGAAACTAAAATACGAAGAGATTGGAATTTTGAATGGTCAATTCGTTGCGATATTTTATTTGCAAAGAGGAGATGAGTTCCAGCAACTCAGGGATCAATTTTCAAGTTTGATTGAACAAGAAGAAATGATGAAGCATCCTGCCCCCAAATCTTATGTTCCATCTTGCACACGATGCGGTGTTGATGGCTATGACGATGATGGCACTTATCGCTGTTCAATATGTAATCAAATTTTAGGATAATGTAAATGAACATTAAGACTAAAGCCAAAGAATGGCTAATTCAACACGAGCATTACGAACATGAACCATCGTTCAACGATGATTTGGAAAGTCTATCAAAGCTAATCGAGAGTATTGCGTATTATGAGGGCGTCCTTTCTGATGAGCCCGAATATGATGAAACATTTGGTGATAACAAAACTTGTGAGTGTGGCTGCGCATATTATCGCCATTTCGACACTTATTCTAATATGGATGCTGTTGGTTGCAAATATTGTTACCATGGCGATCACTATGGTGACAATTGTTGTGCTGGTTTCAGAGAAAGAAAAGAAGCGTGATTGTTGCATTCACTGGCCACAGACCAGATAAGTTGGGAGGTTACAAGGTACCCAATCCAATGTACATCAAGGTCTGCAGAGAAATTGACAAGGTTCTAAGGGAGCTGAAGCCAGAGAAAGTTATCACTGGAATGGCTTTGGGTGTGGATCAGTGGGCAGCCATGATTGCTCACAAGATGGAGATTCCATTCCTTGCCGCCATCCCTTTTGAAAAGCAAGAGGCCAAATGGCCTGAGCAAAGCCAAAAGACTTACCGTCTTTTACGCAAGCTAGCCTCGGAAGAAGTTATCGTAAGTCCTGGCGGTTATTCTGCCGACAAAATGCAGACTAGAAACAAGTGGATGGTGGACCATTGTGATAAACTTATCGCAATATGGGATGGATCTTCTGGTGGCACCGGCAATTGTATCAATTATGCGAAATCTATTAAAAGGGAAATCATTTATATCGATCCCAAAGCCACTACTACAACTGGAGTGTAAATGAGCACTTATCAGCCTAATAAATTCCGTGTTTATTCAAAGCAAGACGTAGCAAGACTAAAAGGTTCTTTTGATATCGAATATACGCTCGCCAAGATGGGCGCTAACAGATTATGGCAACTATTCAATACGCAGCCATATGTTAAAGCCTTAGGAGCATTAACTGGAAATCAAGCCGTTCAACAGGTGAAAGCTGGATTGGATGCCGTTTATCTTTCTGGTTGGCAAGTGGCAGCTGACGCTAATCTGGCCGGTCAAATGTATCCTGATCAATCCTTGTACCCTGCCAACAGCGTCCCTAATGTGGTTAAGAAGGTCAATTCGGCTCTAATGAGGGCTGATCAGATTGAACATTCTGAAGGCGGTACACAAAGATATTGGATGGCTCCTATCATCGCTGACGCAGAGGCCGGCTTTGGTGGTCCTCTTAATTCATTCGAATTAATGAAGGCAATGATTGAAGCTGGAGCTGCTGGCGTTCACTTTGAAGACCAACTATCCTCTGAGAAGAAGTGTGGACATATGGGTGGCAAAGTTTTAGTCCCCATGTCTCATTTTATCAAGTCTTTGGTAGCAGCCAGGCTAGCCGCTGACATTTGCGGCACTGATACCATTATCGTGGCTAGAACAGATGCCGACTCTGCTAAACTCCTGACTTCCAACATTGACGAAAAGGATTTACCATTTATTCTTTCAGATATTCGTACAGAAGAAGGATTTTACAAAATCAAAAGTGGTATGGAGTATTGCGTAGCCAGAGGCTTAGCCTTTGCCCCATATGCCGACATGCTTTGGATGGAAACTTCCACTCCAGACATTGGACAGGCCAAAGAATTTGCCCAAGAGATTCATAAACAGTTTCCTAACAAACTTTTGATGTATAATTGTTCTCCTTCTTTCAATTGGAAGAAAAACTTGACCGAATCTCAAATTGCCTCTTTCCAAGATGAATTAGGTTCATTTGGCTATAAATTCCAGTTCGTTACCCTGGCTGGCTTTCATGCTCTAAATCATTCCATGTTTTCTTTATCCAAGAATTACAGAGAGCAAGGCATGACTGCTTATGCCGCTTTACAAGAACAAGAGTTCGAGAACGTGGCCGCTGGATATACTGCCGTAAAACACCAACATGAAGTTGGTGCTAGTTATTTTGACGAAGTTTCCAAACTAGTTTCGGGTGGCTCTAGTGCTACCGTTGCTTTAGAGGGATCTACTGAAGAAAAACAATTCTAATGTATGTGCAAGATATAGACAAATATAGTGTCGTATTGACTGACGAAGCAATCAATTTTGTAGTAGATTTAGTAGAAAAGTTTTCTCCTAGAGTCAAATCAATATTAGGGCTGCGTCAGCTTATGGCTGGTAAAAGGCCCAGTTTCTTAGCTTATTCCTCTTATATTCGAGAATCTGATTGGACTGTTGCACCATTACCAGCGGACCTATTAGATAGGCGAGTTGAGATTACTGGACCAACAGATCGCAAGATGATCATCAATGCACTCAATTCTGGTGCCAATGTTTTCATGGCCGACTTGGAGGACTCTAATTCTCCAACCTGGGAAAACATGATGCAAGGTCAGATTAATTTGATGGATGCCGTCCGTCGCACTATTATCTTTACTTCTGAAGCAGGTAAGCTCTATCAACTCAATGAAAAGACTGCTGTTTTAATGGTAAGGCCACGAGGCTGGCATTTAGTAGAAAAACATTTTCTGGTCAACGATCAGCCTATTCCAGGCGCTTTGTTAGACTTTGGGCTGTACTTTTTCCATAATGCCAAAGAGTTGATGGCTCGTGGTACCGCTCCATATTTTTATCTTCCCAAGATGGAAAATCATCTGGAGGCCAAATTATGGAACGATATTTTCACATACGCTCAAGCTAAGCTTGGTATTCCAGTTGGAACCATTAAAGCTACTTGCCTAATCGAAACTATTAGTGCTGCCTTTGAAATGAATGAAATCTTATGGGAATTGAAAGATCATTCGGCTGGCCTCAATTGTGGTCGTTGGGATTACATTTTTAGCTTCATTAAGAGATTTGCCAAAGATCCAAATTTTATCCTGCCAGATCGTTCTCAGTTGACCATGGACAAGGGCTTTCTCAATGCTTACGTTCGTCTCTTAATACAGACCTGTCATCGAAGAAATGTGCATGCTATGGGTGGAATGGCGGCGCAAATCCCCATTAAAAACGATGAGATGGCAAATAAGAAAGCTCTTGCTAAAGTGGCTTCCGACAAAATGCGTGAGGTTCAGGCCGGTCATGATGGTACTTGGGTCGCTCATCCTGGATTAGTTTCATTGGCCCGTGATATTTTTGACCATGATATGCCTGCATCTAATCAAATACAGAAGATACCTAGCTATGTTGTAACAGAAGCGGATCTGTTAACAGTTCAAGAAGGAACCTACACCGAAGAAGGCTTGCGACACAATATTAGGGTAGGCGTTATTTATTTAGAATCTTGGTTGAATGGAAATGGTTGCGTGCCAATATATAATCTAATGGAGGACGCGGCCACAGCAGAACTGTCTCGCGCCCAGGTTTGGCAAGGCATCTATCACCAGGTTATAATAGGTGACAAACCATTAACCAAGGAGCTTTTCTTACAGATTCTTGATGAAGAAATGAATAACATTCAAAAGGGCAATCGCTTCTTAGAAGCCCGCGAATTATTTATTAAATTATCAACGGCCCCAGAATTTGAAGAATTTCTTACACTTATAGCTTATAATAACTTGACATAATAGTATTGCCATTGTGGCGGAACAGGCAGACGCGCTGGTCTCAAAAATCAGTGTCCGCAAGGACGTGTGGGTTCGACTCCCACCAATGGCACCAAGATTCTTGATTTATATTATAGGAAGGTCATATGGCTGATAAAGACGTTCAGGTCTGGAGAGAAGGCTCTTCAGGCGAACCCAAGTTTCCAGTTAAGTTTGATGTTCTGAAGAAAGCAATTCTTCAAGTAACTGATATCGGTACCAATCGTAATAAGTATTATGCCATCGAGTTACATGAGGCTGGTAACAAATACCGAGTCTATACTCATTATGGACGAACGGACGATTTAGATTCTAATCCTGATGCTGGCATTCGTGAATGTCGTTATCCAGTAAATCTAATTCATGCTGAGAATTTGTATGAAAAGATTTACAAAGAGAAAACTTCTGCTCGTAAAGGTTACAAGGAATTAAATGTGGCTTCAGCCAAAATTGGTTCCAAACAAACTCTTGGTAAGAGTAGCGGTGAAGTAGACGACAAGACTCTCAAGAAGATGGCTAAAGTTCAGGCAACTGTAGTCAAAGATGCAGCTCCACCCGTTGCTATTCCTAAAGAGGTTCAGAAGCTAGTTACTCATTTATATGATGAAGCAACTAAGACACTGACTAAAAAGGTTAATGCTACAATTACCGCTAACGGTATCGAAACTCCTCTTGGTGTTTTGACAATCGGCCAGATCGAAAAGGGCGAAAAGATTCTAGAAGAAATTGCATCTTCCCTCAAAAAGAAAAACGATGTTCTCTCTAATTTGAGTGGGCAATTCTACACGGTTATTCCCCATAAATTGGGACGTTCTAAAATTGATGTTTTAGATGCCATTATCAATACAACATCCAAAGTTAAGGAAAAAGAGGATACCTTGCAACTCATGCGAGATATGCTTAACGTAAGCGGTAAAGGCGCAAACGTTTTAGCCAATCCCAAAGTTGAAAAGCAGTATCTGGCCCTCGGTTGTGAAATTGGTTACCTGGATAAAAACCATGACGATTTCAAGAAGATCAAATCTTCTGTTAAGGGTTACAGTAACTCTATCAAAAACATTTTCACCATAAAGAGACCTGACGAGCACAAAGCCTTCACCACCAACATTTCTAACCATAAACTCTTGTTCCATGGTTCTGGTGCCCACAATTGGGTTGGTATTCTGTCTCGTGGCTTGATGTTACCAAAGATGGTCACTAAATTTGGAGTTCATCGTACTGATGAGGGTTGGTTAGGTCACGGCATTTATTTCGGAGACGTTATCGACACCGCTCTAAATTATGCTTCCAGCGGTAAATTAGACTCTACTTTCGTAGCCATTGCTAAAGTGGCTTTAGGCAAGATTAAGAAATACAAAGTAGTTACTTATGGTTTAACTTCTCCTCCAAAGGGATACCATAGTTGTCATGGTGACCCAACTGGATATTCAGAGTTTGATGATCATGAATTTGTTATCTATGATACGAAACAGCAGCGTTTGGAGTATTTACTAGAACTCGACTGGTGAAGACATGAATTTAAGAAATTTGTTGACCTTGACAATTCAAAGATTAAGTTTTAACTTGGTTGCTCAACGTCCCGGCCTCGTGGAAGAACTCCGCAAATTAACTATAGAGCCATTCTCAGGAATGAATCATGAGTTAAATTGGATGCTTAGAGAGGCTAAAGAGCGAGAGATTGATTGCGATATATTTTTAGCTTATCGCTCTCAAAGTCTAGTCGGTTGGGCACTCTTGTCAAAAGAAGACACTGATTTCGTCTTTGCCAACTCTTATGAGCCTTTCAGGTCTGAAAATGGTTGGCTCTTTCAAGTGTTCATTGACCCTGACCATCGGAGACAAGGAATTGCCTCTGAACTGTTAAAGAGAGCCCAAAATCTAATTGGAGACGGCACCCTTTGTATCTGTCCCTGGGACGAAGTAAGTAGAGGGTTTTACAGTTCACTCAATCTTAGTAATGCGAGACACTTATGATATACAACACCATTGAAGAACTGGCCAAATATCTAGAAAGTTATAATTTGCCTTATAGGCATCTTGTAGCAACGTCTGGCGGCTTCGATCCCATTCACATCGGGCACTTACGCTGCATCCAGCAATCCAAGCAAAGTCTTCACGATATTTTGGTAGTGATTGTTAACGGTGATGGATTCCTCACTCGTAAGAAGGGTAAGCCCTTCATGCCTCTTGCTGAGCGTATGGAGATAATTGATGGCCTTCGTGGTGTTGATTTTGTCACCACTTGGGATGATGGCTCACAGAATGTTATAGGTGCCCTGGAAATTCTAAAACCACATCTTTTCGCTAAGGGTGGTGATAGGTCTTCGGCTGATAAGGTTCCCGAAGCTGAAGTTTGCGCCAAAATTGGTTGCACGATTTTGTATGGTGTTGGTGGAACTGATAAGGTTCAATCAAGTAGCAACCTTATCAAAAACTCAAAAGAAGATAAAATCAAATATCTTGATCCTAATTGTGAACATAATTGGGTATTGGATGGACATAATGCTGGTGAAGGCATTTGCTCCAAGTGTTTGAAGAGAGAATAAAACATAGCAATAATCTGATATATACAACACACAATGCTACCGTGGTGGAATGGCAGACACGCTGGTCTTAGAAGCCAGTGCCGCGAGGCGTGAAGGTTCGAGTCCTTTCGGTAGCACCAATTGTTCATGTGGTGGAATGGCAGACACACTAGTCTCAGAAGCTAGGGTCCGTAAGGACATTGAGGGTTCAAGTCCCTCCAGGAACACCAAAATATCTCATCGTGGTGGAATGGTATACACACTAGGCTGAGAACCTAGGGCTCGAAAGGGCCGTGAGGGTTCGAGTCCCTCCGATGAGACCAAGGAAGTTATTATGTTATTCGATGAATTCTGTGAATGTCGCTGCCATACAAGCGGCAATATCAAGTATATTGTAGCTTGCTGCCATACTTGTTCTTATTGTCATAAGAAAGTTAAGACGCATGCTTATGTTGAACATCAAAAGGAATGTTCTGATAAGCACGATCCAAAAATAAATGGTGTGCGACTAACAGAGATTCTAAGTGCTCTCAAAACACTTGAAGATGCCGATATTGATATCACTAGCATCAGCGCTCAGGTTAGCAAGTTATTTGCCAGCGCATTGAGCGAAGAATAATCAGAATCCAGGTCCAAAGTCACCAGGCTTGCGCTGTTGTTGCCGTTGTTGCTGGGGCTGTTGTGCTTGTTGTTGCTTTTGCTTTTGTCTCGTATTCATGTAGACATTAGCATTATCATCATAGACCATAGCTTTTCCAGTAGCAAACTCAGGTTCACGCTTCAAATACTCAAAGGCTAATTCGTTGCTTATGCCCGGATTATCTACGCTTTTCTTATAGATATCTAATGCGGACTGTGTGATGTGGCCTAATGCTCCATCTGTGTTTACTCCCAACATAGCCTGAAACTTTTTGTCAATTGGCGGATACTTTGACTTATGTTGTTGGGCCACAGGTGCCTGTTGCACTTTTGGAGGCATTATATTCACGTTACTGAACATTGTAGGAATGCCGCCACCAAACCATGGAGTTGGAGTTTGTTGCGTCTGAGCTTCTTTTACAGACCCACTTTTAACTTTTTTTTTAGAAAGATCGCATCCGATCTTGTGCTCTAGGTGCTCTAGATCAAGACCTTTGCCGCCACACTCTGGACACCTTGCTTCAGGCATAAAATTGGCGTACTTAGAAAGCAACAAGTCAATTTCCTCAAAAGAAGACTTTTTAGACTTCTTATCACTCTTACCAATAGATGGATACTTAGAATGAACTTTACGGCTTACCAAAGCTTGTAATCCCTTTAGAGAGCCCTTGTACCATTCTGGCACAGAGCTATATTGATGAACACGAGCTAAAGCATTACGTGCTTGATCTTCGTCATTAATTGGAAAATGATCTTTTTTATCCTTAGCTGATTCAGCTGGTACACAGACAGTTCCTCTATTACGGACCTTAGCCTTTGGATCTAGCTTCTTCTTTTCCTTTTTCTTAGCTGTGGCAAGCAAGGATTCAGTAGCTAAATGTTCATAATTTACGGCCATTTTAATTAATTGGTCTGGACTGTAGGACATTAAAAACCTCGATATATTCTGTATACTAATAATTAGGCAATATTATTGCTACATTTATGGTGTTCATTCGTGGTTGCATTTAATAACGAAGAAAGTTTGTTAGCTTGGGCAGCGGGCCTGTTCGATGGTGAAGGAACCATTTATTCTGCTAATGGTAGGGTTAGAGCTTCTGTGCATATGACTGACCTTGATGTATTAGAAACTTTTCATTCTAATTTCGGTGGAGCCATACATAAATGTAAGAAGCAAAAAGAACATCATAAGGAATCTTGGCGATGGTCATTACAAGCCTCTAGTGAGGCCGTGAATTTTCTGAAAAAGATTTTACCGTTTTTACATAATCGAAGGACAAAGAGAGCAAAAGAAGCGATAGAATACTATAACATAGTGGAACAGCAACAAAAAGACAAACAAGGTAAAGTATTAGAGTTAAGAAGTAAAATTGCAAAAATGAGTAAAAGTGGTATGACGCACAAGGACATATCAATATTATTCAATGTAGATAGAAGTTATGTAACACGTATTTTGAATGGAAAATATGGTGATGTGAGGGAGCTGGTTGAACCCGGTACTCTGTGAAAGTATCTCTGACGGGATCGTAACCCGTACATCACCCCAACTGGTCTGTTCGTCTAATGGTAGGACAAAGCGCTTTCAATGCTTGAACAGGAGATCGATACTCCTACAGATCACCAATGAAAAAACTTGCTTTCTTAGTAGTACTTGGATTTATCTTTGTTGCTTGTCATACAAATATTACTGCAGCCAATGCGCCAAAGGGATCTATTTTATGCGGTAATGATTCGGGATGTCCAGATGATTACTACTGTGGATTTGCTGGAGTAGATCAGCCAGCCACTTGTATTTATTCTCCTGGTTATCAAATAATGGAGTGGGAAAGCCACACAGGTCGTTAATAAACGGCCCCATCATCTAATGGTTTAGGATGAGAGACCTTCACTCTCTTCATATGGGTTCGAATCCCATTGGGGTCGCCAATGAAGTATTTTTTATTTTTAAGTCTATTGTTAGCTTTTAGTTGTACACAAAATACTCCTGCTGTTCCTTTATTGGAAACTTCACCAGTTCCCGTACAAGTTGCTTTAGGTACCGATGGTAAATTATATTGGCGCTGTCAGTTACAAGGATTGAATCAAGACTCAGTGCGAGTCAGTTGTAATTTTCACAACCAATCTATCGATACTCTTAATAGCTGCATTAGAGTTTCCTATTACGATAATGCAGATGGCCATCTAGTTGCTCAAAGTCACCAAATTTGTTCTGGTTCTTTGACACCTGGCACTTCTAGTGATAAAGTAGCAATATTTATGGAAAATAGCCGCAGGGCTTTACAAAACTGCGGGGAATCGTTAAATTTGTGTGTGATGTTGGCGGGCGATCATTAAAGTAATAAATCGCCTACTAATAAGCTGATATATAGGATACACTGGCCCATTCGTCTAACGGTTAGGACGGCAGCCTCTCAAGTTGTTAATACGGGTTCGATTCCCGTATGGGTCGCCAAGTAAGTTTATGCGCCTGTAGCTCAATGGATAGAGCATTCGGTTTCTACCCGACAGGTTGGGGGTTCAAGTCCCTCCAGGCGTGCCAAGTTAATTTATGTGCCTGTAGCTCAATGGATAGAGCGTTGGTCTACGAAACCAAAGGTTGTGAGTTCAACCCTCACCAGGCATACCAAAATGAAAATCTGCACGAAGTGCAAATTCGATTATCCTGCACCATTAGAAGAATATTTTAGTAAGAAGTCTTGCACTAAAGATGGGTTCCAATACCAATGCAAAAAGTGTTGGACAGATGCTCATAAAGAGCATTACAAAGAAAATAAGACCTACTATAAAAAGAAAGCTCGCAAACATAACGCAGAGTATAGATTAAGAAATCTCCAATACATGGTAGATTATCTTAAAGAACATTCTTGTGTGGATTGCGGAGAAAATAATCCAATCTTACTAGATTTTGATCATGTCAGAGGCACTAAGATTACCAATGTTAGTAGAATGGTGTCATTGAATCCGAATTTGGAAGTAATCAAAGCAGAAATTGAAAAATGTGAAGTGCGCTGTGTAAAATGTCACAGACTAAAAACAGCCATTCAATTAGGGTGGTATAAAGGCATTAAGTTGTAATACGTTCCCATAACTCAGCGAACAGAGTGCCACGCTTCGAACGTGGAAGTCGCAGGTTTGAATCCTGCTGGGAATGCCAAGTAGCTCCGTAAGGAGCTATTTTTATTTGTGCTGGTATATGTACTTCGGAATTTCAATTCAGGAGTCATTATGAGCAAGTCCGAGCAAGCTACCAAAAATATTGCCAAATTAACTAAATTAGTCAAAGCCCGTCTAAACAGTAGTGGTAAAGCCAAAACTGTGGATGACAAAGGCAACGTCACTTACGTAGATCATGATATCTTTTCGTATGAGATGATTGCAGATTTCCTAACGCTATCATTAAGTGATTTTAATCAAACACCTTACTTTACCAATTTTACTTTCGATAATAGTGATTTCGTCGCTACCTTTGCCGAAGTTTTGGTGATGGGTGCAGCTTTGCAAGCATTAGCATCTCAAGCTTTGATTGAAAGAGGCAGAGAGTTTGTGATCAGTGACAACGGCATTTCATTTAGTCCACCTACTCTTTCCGAAATGTTGAACACCCAATACTGTACGCTGTTAAACAGTCACGCAGAAAAACTCCGTATTATCAAGTTAGATAAATCCATTAATAAATTCGCTCCAAAAAAGAACAAATGAAAAAAGCCAAAAGAGTAATCGTTGAATCTCCATATGCTGGTGACATTGAAAAGAATATGAGATATGTCAGAGCTTGTATGAGAGATTGTTTGTTACGTGGTGAGGCTCCATTCGCTTCTCATGCTCTCTACACCCAAGAAGGCGTATTGAGAGATGAGATTCCAGAAGAGCGTACACATGGAATTACAGCAGGGTTTGCTTGGCGTGAAGCTGCTGACCTAACTGTAGTCTATATGGACCTAGGAGTTTCCAAAGGAATGGAATACGGCATTGCTCATGCTACTGAATTGGGTCATCCTATTGAACGCCGTTACTTAGGTGAGGGCTGGGATAAATAACATGGATATGGATGATAATGAACCGAATACTAGGCTCTGGTCGCCTGGTTATTTCGGAAATGTTTCAACATCTACTGTAGACTTATCGAAATTGAACTTGTCAGATGAAGAAAGAAAAATTCTGGCGAGAATGCAAGAAGACTACAAAATGTACAAGCTGTATCAGCATCACGAGCCAGAGGCCAGAAATAAAGAAAAGCTACACGTCATTCGTGGACTTAAATACGTGTTTGATGAAATTCAATCAACAGAAGATGGCTATCGTCAGGGTTTAGATTGGCAAGCCCTTCTGTATTAAAGACTTGGGTAATCTCTCTTCAATGTTGTGATTTAGCAACAAGCTGAATGGTGAGCTAGATTAACAGTTGAAGATGATAGCGTGGTAGGGGGAATAGTACCCCTTTTGACGAGGTGAATTGACACCGCATTGATCGTGCTCGAATCAATCATGCCCTGAACCAGACGAACTGTATAGTTCCTTTTGCACCATGGGAAACGTGTCACCACTGCCGGGGAGCAAGCCGGTATTACCCAAACAATGGGAAATAGCATGAATAACGACAATGATAATGATGAGAGTTTACATTTACGAGACAAATTTGCTATGGAGGCTTTGCCCGCTCTCATAGCAAGGTATACCGCTAAAAATGATTCCATTTGGGTTGACATCAACGGAATAACGGAATCTTTTGAACAGAGTGCCGAAATTATTGCAGTAATGGCTTATAAAATAGCGGACGAAATGCGTAAAGCAAGATTACAATCTTTTACCTGAGAATGTGAAATGATATTCCAAGAGTTGGTTGATCGAGGTTTGGTAAAGCAAACAACCAATGCAGAGAAGATCCGTCAACTTCTAGACAATCAGAAAATCGCTTTTTACATTGGATTCGATCCGACAGCAGACAGTCTGCATGTCGGGCATTTGCTCCAATTGGTAACTGCTAGGCGATTGGTGGATGCAGGTCATACGGCAGTTATGCTAATTGGCGGTTCAACTGCATTGATTGGAGACCCCACTGGAAAAACTGAGATGCGCAAAATGCTATCTCGCTCCGACATCAATGTCAACAGTGAGGCCATTGAAAAGCAAATCAAACAAATCGTTGGCCCCTCTGTTCATATGGTTAATAATCTTCTGTGGCATGATGGTGCAAATTTCTTGCAAGTCTTGCGTGAGCTAGGTCCATTTTTCTCCGTCAATAACATGCTCCGAGCCGAGTGCTTCAAAAGCCGCATGGAGAACGGTCTATCATTTTTAGAATTCAATTACATGATTCTGCAAGCAGAAGATTTTCGCATACTCAATCTTGAGTTTGGTGAGAATTGTGTACTGCAAATCGGTGGAGACGATCAGTGGTCAAACATTTTGGCCGGGATTGAACTTATCCACAAGAAAGAAAAACGAGAAGCGTTTGGACTGACACTTCCGCTCTTAGTCAATTCAGATGGAACCAAGATGGGGAAAACTGAAAAAGGGGCGGTGTGGCTTGATCCGAACAAAACTACTCCATTCGATTTCTTCCAATTCTGGAGAAATCTTCCAGACGATCAAGCTAGAAAATGTTTTGACCTTTTTGCAGATTGTTCGCCAAACGGTCTTAACATTAATGAATTGAAGAAAGTTTTAGCCTTTCATCTTACTACATTAGTTCATAGCCAAGATGCAGCAGATCGAGCGCTCGAACAGGCAGAAGCCTTGTTCGAGAAACGAGACACTTCTACATTGGAAACTACTCCAATTGCAGATGGAACTCATATCCTTGACCTGGTAATTAAATGTGGCTTCGCCAAGTCGCGAACTGAAGCCAGAAATTTGATTACCAATAAAGGAATCACCATAAACGAAGAAGTGCAAACAAACCCTACTATTAATATTTCCAAATCTATATTTGGGAATGAGCTTATAGTTAAAAAGGGTAAAAAGCACTTCTGCCGATTGCTCATTGAGGATACATGCCAAGACCATCATTCGTAACAAATGAAGACCTTTTACGCTGGTCAGAAATAATTGATAAAGATCCGCTCATCCCATCTAGTATAGCACAAAACGCTATTATTAGGGAAGTATGTTATGCTGGACAATGGTTATCCGAGAAATTAACCGAACTAGATTGCCCTGACCACTTAGTTGGTCAGATGATGTATACTGCTGGAAGAATATGTTTTGGTCGGAAAGACCCATGGGATATTCATCAAGAGATGTTGCGTCAATTCATAGATGGCACTTTAGAATTCGAGATGGATCCAAATGAGATGAATTAATGCAATGGTTCTACAGGGATTTTGATGAGGCTGCTGCTAAATGTCTATTCTGCCAAGGCGAATGTGACGTAGTTTCTTCATCATTGCCTGCCAGGCTTTTCATTCATGAGAATGATTACACTTGTAGAACTTGTAGCGAGTATTACAAAATTTACATCTTCGAAGGGCTTGATAAAAATGTGAGCCGGATCTATAGCTTCTCCTGTGGCGACTATATAGTTGCTTTAGGTGAAAAGCAAGAAGACTTTTCAATTAGAAAAAAGGACAAAGAAGTTCTCGTCTATGTTCCTAAATTTGACATAGACCTTACCGACAAAGAAAAACTACTAGAGAAACTGAGAACTTATTTAATATTTTCGTGAAATTATTTTTAACATTTGAGAGTTCCATATCTTTTTCTTTTGCGCCAGGTTGACACAAATCATGGCGTGAGTATATTGTTATGTGAACTTCTATTGAAGGAAGGAAAAGATGCCAAATCAACAGACTACAATGAGTACTTCGGATTTCAATCTTCAGAAATTGAATACGAAGGAGCTAGCAGACCATGTGGACGCCACCATTCAAATAGGCGGTAACATTGCAATATTCGGTCGCCGTGGTACGGGTAAGACAGAAATCTCCAAAGAAGAGATTAGGAGACTAGGATTTAAAGAGGTTTATATTAACCTCTCCGTTTTGGAAAGAGTGGACATGGGTGGTTATCCAAACATCATGGCTGCTGCCGCTCAAAAAGAATTCGTTGACTTCATTCTCCCTCAATTCTATCAACCAATGATTCAAGGTGCAAAGGGCGTCGTGGCCTTGCTAGACGAGGTTGATAAAGCCGATCCAAGTTTGTGGGCTCCATTGCTTGAGTTTACTCAGTTTAGATCGATCAACCACAAGCCGCTGCCACATTTGCAAGCCATCATCATGACGGGTAACCTAATCTCTGAAGGTGGTTCCCGTCCTAGCTTACCATTGCTAGACAGAACCGAAAAGTTCTTGGTTGAAGCTGATACGGCCTCTTGGTTGGATTGGGCTGGTAAGTCTGGTCGCATCCACCCATCTATCACTGCTTACATTCATGATCATCCAAATGATCTATTTGGTGCGGTTGATCCAGAAGAAAGATATGCCGATCCATCTCCTCGTGGTTGGGACCGAGCTTCTCAAATTCTATTCAGAGGTGAAGAGAATGGCTGGAGCACATACCTTCTCAATAAGAAAGTATCCGGCTGCGTAGGCAAAGATGCCGGAATCAAGTACTCAAACTACTACGAGCATTATATGGAACTGTTGCCAATGGTAGAAGATATCTATAATGGCAAGGACGTATCAGGCAAGTACGGTACACTAGAGCCAGGCAAGAGACTGGTAGCCTGTATGATTACTTGTGCACGTCTTGCTGCACAATTGGACAAAGTACAGAACCTCAATGAACTGCCTCCATCCGTTAAACATGTGGGCAAGTTCTTGCACAAGGTCTCTCACGAAAATGTCTTGGTGGCAGTAAGAAGCCAGGTCCAAATCGAGCGCCTTGTTAAGTTCAACCTTGATGAGCATCCTGATTGGGCTCAAGTCCTCAGCAGAATTAATAAAGAAGTAGATCAATAATACCTATCTCTTAAGATATATGATCTATAGGAGTTTCCATGAAATTTACTAGAGTAATAGGTAAAATTGATCCAAAATTGGTTCAACAAGCTGAAGACAAACTTTCCACAGTTTTCTTGGAACTTGGAACAAGATATGACAACGAACATGTAGGAACTGGTATGGGCGGCGATCCGCTCATCTTTAGCTTAATGTATCCGGTAGAACATGTTTGCACGATGAACATACCTACTGCCGCTACTGACGGTAAAAGATATTACTGGAACCCTAAGTTCGTTCTTAAGCACTCCAAGAAGGGACTAAGAATCGTTTGTGGACATGAAGCTTGGCACGCCATCTACATGCATCCTCAAAGAAGAGGATCTAGAATTCCAAAGCTCTGGAACATTGCTGTTGACTACATTGTTAACGGTACGGTTATGGAAGACTTCAAGACTCGTAAGATGGATGCATCTGTTGAGTTCACTAAAAACCTTGGACGCTTCATGCCACTAAGTACCTTCTGTGAATTCATCAAGAATCCTTATGCTAAGATTCCTGGCTTCGAAGATATCAAGTTTGGCATGGATGATCCAGACAAGCCTTCGTGTGAATTGCCTGCCCCTAACGAAGATCGTGAGCTAACTGCTCAAGAGCGTAAGGAGTTGGAGAGACGCGAGAAGGGCGCCAAGTTCTACTATGCTGATCCAGATATCGAAGAGGATATGAAGAGACCAGAGAAGATTTACGATCTTCTGTATAGCCTTCTCCCTAAGTGCCCAAAGTGTGGTCGTGTAGGTGTTTACCCTAAGAAGCAAAAGCAACAGGGCCAACAACCTCAGAAAAATGGCAAGAAGGATCAGCAGGGTCAGGGTGACCAAGGCAATCAAGAACAGCAAGGTCAAGGTCAAGGTCAAGGTCAAGGTCAAGGTCAAGGTCAAAACGATCAACATAATCATGGTGGTGATCAGCCATGTGATTGTAACTGCCCTGGGCAAGGCCAAGGTCAGGGACAAGGACAGGGTCAAGGTCAAGGAGATCCAAATGGCCAAGGACAAAGCTGTAATGGCGATGGACCATGTGATGAATGCGGTGATGGTACCGACATCTTTGGACTTGGTGGCACTGTAGATGATCATATGGACTCTGAGGAGTCTGAAGAGAAACTAGCTAAGAGAATTTCCGACGCTATGGAAGCTGCCAAGAAGATGGCCGGTCACGTTCCAGCAGCTTTGGAAGATGAACTTGGTAAGTTAACTGCTCCTAAAGTGACCTGGCAGGATATCATCCGTACCAGATTGCTCAAGGCACGTGCTGGCAATGGGCGCAACGATTGGACTCGTTTCCGTACTCGTCCAATGTTCACCGGACTTTTGGTGCCCAAGAGAAAGAGCTTCTACGCTCACTTTGGTTGCTTGCTAGATACATCTGGTTCTATGAGCAAAGATGATATGGCATTTGGTTTGTCACAACTCTGCGCTCTAGACGAGCGCTCTGAGGGCACTATTGTTCCAGCAGATGCGACTATCTATTGGGAGAATGCAACTAAGATCAAGAAGGCAGTTGCTGACGAAATTACCAAGGTTAAGGTAGTTGGACGTGGTGGAACTAAGTACGCTGAGTTCTTTACAGATTATGAGCAGCATATTGGAAAATGTGACTTCCTCATCGTAGTTACAGATGGCTTCCTGTTGGACAGTGATGTGGCAGAGATGAAGCATCCAGGTGTTGATGTTATCTGGCTAATTACCAGTGGTAGCGCTTTCAACCCACCTTTTGGCAGAGCATTTGATTTGCGCTCTAGCTAACCCTATAAATAGAGCCTTGACACCCTAATTTTTGGTCTTATAATAGACCGACTACTAGCGCGGCATCTTTGTCATGAGCGCCTATAGTTTATCCAAATTAGCTAATAAATTCGAGAGAAAGTACCGTTTGTTGTCTTTAGGTCAACAAGTAGGTCCAGATCCCGAGTCAAAGATAAAATATGCATTAAACGCCTTGTATCGTTTGGTTTCATATTTGGAAAATCCAACATACAAGAAGCAGCTAGTAGGTGCAAACGCTGTTGCCGCTCAAAACGTCGTTAGTCTTTATAGGCAAATACTGGCCCCAAAGATGAACGAAGTTTATGATGAGGCAACTCAAAGATACAGTTTAGATGGTGAAACCATTCTAAATATGAAGAAGTTCTTTGATTCAGCCATCCAAGACATATCTACTGCAACAGTTGCATTAGAAACTATCCTTCCTGATCAAGCTTCTAGATTAGAGGCGCTTCTAAATTCTCTCCGAGAAAATATTAGACAGCTTCAACCTTCTCAAGTAGAAGTCTTCAATCCTTAATTATGAGTAAGGTAATCTTCTTAGAGTTTTACGATAAGGAGAATTTTCCACCAGGTAAGTGGTTGAGAGAGCCTGATTTCTGTTATTGGGAAAAGAAGTTACCTTGCATAGCCGTCCGAGACATGGGTATGGGTATTTGGAAAGGGTTTGTTGGTGTTGATGACAAACATCCTTTCTATGGCAAGGGTGTTGATGAGTTGCTCAAAATATCTGAGGCTGTAGAAGTTTTCTTCTCTGTTTATGGAGGATTGAGTGGTGCAGGTCGCCTCCCAGCCAAGTTTAAAGAGTATGCCAAGAATTATTGGTGGATTGGAATTGAGACTTCTCATGGTGGAGACTTGATGCCATTGTTTAAACTGGAAGCCAACGATCCAGATATGGCTAGGATGTTATCTAATCAGACCTACAAGGACTTCAAGTTTATTCGAAAAGAAATCAATAAATTGGCCTCCTGTCTATCAAAAATAAAATGACTTTCGTTATGTTCATTATAATTAGCGTTCTTTTGTCTGTTAGTTTGTTTTACAATCTAAGCAAAAAAGATTAAGTATTGGAGTAAGTAAATGTTACTGATTCTTGAAATCGCTCTATTGGGCGGTTTGATGATGGTTTTAGCAACCATCCACTTCTTTGTGGATTGGATTTTCCAGAGTCATGCTGAAGCTATGGTTAAACACAACAATCCCAAGATTAGAGCTAAACACTGCCTTATCTATACAGCTGGTTTCATTCCGCTCTTGGCAGTTTGTCATTTATCATTGGTTGAGTGGTTGATTGCTACCAATATCCTATTCTGGTCTCACTTTTGTGAAGACACTTACATTCCAGTTTTCCTATGGGCTAAATACATTCGCAAGCCGCCTGAGATGACTGAGCCTCGTAAGAAAACAGAATTGGACGGTTATGTGACCATCATGCCGCCTGATGCTAAGGCTGGATTTGCAGAGTGGGTTCAAGGTACAATGGGCAAGATTCTAATGATTGCCATCGATCAGATTATTCATATTGTGTTCTTGCTACCAGTAGCTTGGATAATCTTATCTCATATCATTCCAGTTCTACAACATTTGGTGAAATAATGGATTGGTCAGACTTTAGGGGATTGATTCTCGATAATCTATCCGATGATTTATTAACTTCAAAATATCGACGACTGAAGAAGAAGTTTGATGTTCCCGACTCTTTCGGACACTGCTATGTTGCAAGCGAAGCCTCTTATCACTTACTAGGTGGTAAGGAAGAAGGCTGGACTCCACAATTCATCAGACATCTAGGAGAGCCACACTGGTTTCTCAAACACAAATCTGGCTTCATTTTGGATTTGACATACAACCAATTCAAATCGTCGGTTGACTATTCCAAATCTCGTGGAATTGGTTTCTTGACCAAGGAGCCGAGTAAGAGAACCAAGAAACTCATCAAGAAAATCGCTGAGTCAGAGGGCTGGGCGAAACTTAAAAAATCACACCGCTTGACGCGGTAATTTGTGGGAATATGTTGCCGTGATGTGGAACGAATTAAGTTACGAGCTTCAGCTCAAGGTAATCAGTCTAATACAAGACGATCTACTATTAAAACAAACGGATATAGATCTACAAGATGGGCTAGTTGCTGCCTTGGCAGAATTGGAAACTTGGAGCAATTCTCCATGTCCTATCTCTGAGGATTACGATGAGTATCCTTATGTTGCACAGGCAGTTGATCAAGAGGATCTGAATGATAACGATAACTGAAAAGGCCATTAAGGCTGTCAAGAGCATTTCAGATGATGAAGGCATTGGCTATTACATAGTTAGACTCAAAGTGAAGGGTGGGGGTTGTGCTGGCTTCACTTACGATATGTATTTTGACGATCTAATCAATGAAGCCGATGAAGTCATTGAAACCGATGGCATCAAAGTGGTTGTGGATCCATTATCCGTCCAATATCTGGAAGGCGTAACCGTTGATTTCGTTGATGACACATACGGTAGGGGATTCAAATTCATCAACCCTAATGCTACTGGCAGTTGTGGTTGTGGTTCAAGTTTTAGTGTGTAATCATGATTTGTGAAGTCTTCCAAGTTAACGATAATCCTGATCATCTACTATTGGTAACACTGGACGGTGAAGTTATCAATGGATTCTGGCATATCAATAATGCTGATAAGTATGGTCTTAAGATAACCATGTTGGGCTACATTGAGTGGCCTTGGAAAAATGAATCTGATAATGAGGATTACAATATCACTCTTGCTAGGTTCAGAGATGGCGAAAGAGCGGCAGTGGAAACGTGTCCTACCTGTGGTCATAAAGAATGGAAAAGTAAATGAGCAAGCATCCTGTATTAGATTTGATTGAGAAGAGAAGCCCACATCTTGGGTGGATACAGGAAGGAACTGTCTTGTTGGTTCGACATGGTTCTCATGCTTATGGTACCAACACAGCCACCTCAGATGAAGACTTCAAAGGCATTGCTATTCCTCCTAGAAAGTATTTCCTAGGAACCATGCATCGTTTTGAGCAAGCTGAATTGAAAGCTCCAGATCCAGATGCTGTTATCTATGACATTCGTAAATTCTTCAA